CAATACTTGGAGTCTGTGCAGCTGCCTGATAAGTATATGGTTGTTGATAGTTTGCTATATACGGATACGGTTGTTGTGCAGATGCAATGTATGGTTGTTGTCCAGCAGCGATATAAGGATAAGCATTCTGTCTACTAGCAATACTTGGAGTCTGTGCCGCTGCAATATAAGGGTATGGTTGTTGTGCTGATGCAATATAAGGTGTCTGACTTGTCGCCTGATAAGCATAATTTGCTTGAGTATTTGCAATATAAGGGTATGCATTTTGTCTACTAGCAATATAAGGTGTCTGTGAATTCGCTATATACGGATACGGTTGCTGTGCAGCTGCAATATAAGGTGTTTGACTTACTGCAATGTATGGATACGGTTGTTGTGCTGCTGCAATACTTGGAGTCTGTGCCGCGGCAATATAAGGGTATGGTTGTTGTGCGTTAGCAATACTTGGACTCTGTGCAGATGCATTATAAGGATAAGATTGTTGTGCTGATGCAATATAAGGTGTCTGTGCTGCTGCAATATAAGGATAAGGTTGCTGTACTGTAGTCTGACCCGATGCATTATTCCACCCTGTAGGTGTCTTAACATAAATTTGTTCGGCCGCTGTCCACGTTCCTGAAGCAGTCTTAACCCAACCACCTTGGGTGGCATTCCACCCTGTAGGTGTTTTGACTTTTTGTGAACCTGTAGCCATATTCTATTCCTAGACTTGTTTTAAAGAATTAATTAACAAAAGGTATTTATACTCCACTATTAGGAGTACAATACCCATAAATCACCAACCGCTCCATCACCACTTGTAGGTGCAGAAGTAGATTGATGTACATTTCTTACATATGCACCTGCGTTCGAAGCATTACTTGTTGTCAATGTTCCAGCTACGATATTTGAACCACTTGCATATTTAGCGTCTAGGAATCCTTGTAAACCATCCACATTTGCAACAGTATGATTGTGTGAATCATCAGCAACTACTGTTGTGATTGAGAGGTTCCCAGTTCCATCAAATGAACCTGAACCCGATACGTCTCCAGCAACAGCAATTGTTCTTGCAGTTGCAAGTGCTGTAGCAGTAGCTGCATTACCAGTTGTTGAACCTGAACTACCTGAAGTGTTACCAGTAACATTACCAGTTAAGTTACCAAGAATGGAAGAACTGAATGTTTTCGTCCCACCGATAGTTTGAGTACCAGTAGTATAAACTCCATTAGTGACTGTTCCTGCGTTACCTGTAGCTGAACCTGCTGTACCTGTTACGTTACCAGTGACATTACCTGTCAATGCACCTTCAAAAGTAGTTGCAGTCAATGTTTCTGAACCAACAGACCACTTGTCTTCTGATTCATCCCATACGAATGATTTAGTTGCACTTCCACCTCTTAATACTGAGAAACCAGTATCTTCTGAAGGTGTTCCTGAAGTGAAGTTTGAATTAAGAACAATGATGTTGTCTGCAAGAGAAATGGTTTCAGAGTTAACTGTAGTAGTTGTTCCCGAAACGATTAGGTCTCCTGTGACTGTCAATGCATCTGCAACGGTAACGATACCTGTTCCGTTTGCACTTAGTGTTAAGTTAGTGTCTGTTGATCTTGATTCAATTGCATCTACATCGATTGCAGAAGCAAATGCGATTGCATTACCATCTGTTGATGTAACATTAGAACCTGCAGTAATTTGCACTGGGCCTTTAAGACCAATCACACCTGAACCAGTTGGGTCTAGGTCTACATCACCTGATCCTGAAGTTTGTACTGTTACATTTTGGTTAATGTCTGCAGAAATTGTAATTGTTCCTGAATTATCTGATACTACTTGTTGTCCATTAACATATAATGAACCAGGCCCTACATATACATCTGACCACTGTTTCGATGCACTACCTAGTGCGTAAGTGTCATCTGCTGATGGAATAAAATTACCAGTGATTTCTGAGTTTGCAGTTAATGTGACACCTGCGAATGAAGGTTTAGATGTGGTTGCGACTGCTTGTCCGATTGAGACTGCTGTTCCTGAAACTCCAACACCTGTTCCTGCTGTCATTGTTGTTATGTTTGCTGAACCATCGAATGAAACACCCTGAATTGTTCTTGCAGTTGCTAGTGTCGTTGCTGACCCAGCGTTTCCTGTAGTTGTTCCAGCACTTCCTGATACGTTACCTGTGACATTACCTGTAAGATCAGATACGATTGCTGATGAGAATGTTTTTACACCAGCGACTGTCTGAGCACCAGTAGTGTAAACACCATTGGTCACTGTCGCTGCATTACCAGTTGTATTTTGGTTAAGGGTGCCGACTGTAAAGTCTACAGTTCCATCTAGATCATCATATGCAACTGTAATGCCCGATTCTGTATTAGCAGTGAACATTGCGCCGACTGTATCTTGAACTGTTTCTGATAAGTCAATGTTAGCAGAACCATCAAATGCTACACCATGAATTGTTCTAGGTGTTGCAAGTGTAGTGGCATCAGCTGCTAATGCAACTGCTATGTTTGCTGAACCATCAAAAGATGTTCCGCCAATTGTTCTTGCTGTTTCAAGTACGGTTGCATCTGCCGCTGTACCTGTTGTGTCTTGGTTACCAGTTGCGTTAACGCCTGGCAGATTTATACTTGCAGAACCATCAAATGCTACACCACCTATGTTTCTAGGTGTTGTTAAAGTTGCCGCTGAACCTGTTGTACTTTGGTTAAGTGTACCAACTACAAAATCAAGTGTGTTATCTGAGTCTTCGTAAGTTACTGTGATGCCTGATTCGTTATTTGAACCAACCATGCCGCCTACTGTATCTGCAACTCTTTCTGCTGTATGGTAAAGGTTAGAACTTCCTTCTGTAACGCTATCTGTTCCAAAGGTTATGTCTGCACTACCGTTAAACCCAACACCATTAATTGTTCTAGTTGTTGTTAAAGTTGCCGCTGAACCTGTTGTACTTTGGTTAAGCAGTCCGACTGTAAAGTCTAGTGTGTTATCAGCATCGTCATATGCAACTGTAATACCTGATTCTGTATTAGTTGTGACCATTGCGCCGACTGTGTCAGCAACGGCCTCAGAAAATACTGTTCCAGTATCAAGAGTAAGAGTTACATCACCTGAAGTACCACCGCCTGAAAGACCCGAACCAGCGACAACACTTGATATGTCACCTGTTTCCGCATCTCTTGTAATTGTAAGTGTTCCAGCAGTGTCATCATAAGATAATGATACACCTGAACCTGCTGTTAGTAAGGTATTAACTTGATCATCGATTGCTTCTTTTGCAGCTGTTCCAAATGCACCTACGACTAGATCAGCAGATGAATCAACTACTTCTACACCACCAACGGATAAACCATTCTTTACATTAAAATTCTTTTCACCTGCCATTAGATTGTGCCCCCATCAATAGCCGCATTAGCTATAGTTTTTGCTTGACCACTATCTGCAAGATATGTTCCAACTTTTGAATTAGCATAATAAAGGTTAGTAGAACCTTCTGAAAGATCATCGGAGTCTAGGTTAGTGATTGCCGCCGCCGCCAACTTTCCTGCACTATCGATAACATCTGAAGTTCCCACTTTAAGACCATATTCGATTACGAATTTGTTTTGAGTTGCCATTTGATTATATCCTGTGAATGGTAATTAATTTGTTATGTAATTATTTAGTCATATCAGTTGTTCCCGACACCACTTCTTATAAAGAATCTGAAAATATTTTGACTAAACTACGAGTTCGATCTTTTTAAATTTAAATACAGTAGAATTTGTAGAGGCTGGAGTAACCCTGAGCCTTAATGTTCCTATATTTATATCTACAGTGAATGTTGCAAGTGGAGAAGACCCTGTGTGCATCTCTCCATATTGAACATGGTACGCTGTAGTTCCATTATGTATTGTTTGGATTTCGATAACGTGGTATTCACCCGAAGTCGAATCACTTGCTTGAATTTGGTATTTAGAACTTCTGTATGTCGAAGTTGACCATGAGTCTAAAGTTGTTTGTGTGGTTGCAGTAGTTGTTAGATTTCCCTCTGTAAGTCCCCCTGCATCATCAAAAGATAACCCACCACTACCATTCGTTTTAATAAACTGTCCACTTGTTCCATCACTGGTTGGGTAAGTTATAGATGAACCTGTAAGTCCATTGGTTGCAGTCAAGGTAGTTGCAGTTAGATCACCAACCGTTAAATCTGCAAGTGCATAGTTTCCACCCGATAAATCTACTGTTGTAGTTGGTTCTGTTTCTAGACCATCAAATAACTTCCATGTTGAGTCACTTGCGTCCCTGAATAAACCTGTGTATTCTGATACGTCACCTTCACCTGACAGACCATCATTATAGTTTCCATAGAACCCAATGTCAATTAAATCTGCAGAAGTGTTCCCACTAGCTAGTTCCATCATAGAATCAACAACTGAACTTGTTGTTGAATCAATAATCGTTTGTGAGCCAGTTACAGTTAGGTTTCCACTAACTTGAAGATTGCCATCAATCTCAGTATGAGTTAGAGATTTGATGCCTAGATCGGCATAGAATTTTGATTGAGTTGCCATAATACTATTTATACCCTAAAGAGTCTCATGTAAAAAAAAGGGGACTCGAAAGTCCCCTTTAGATTTATAATATATCTGATAATTTACGCTTCAACTAGAGTCCTATCAAATTTAATGATAGTAGATGCTGTACTCGCAGGTGTTACCAATAAACGAACATTTGAACCACTGATATCTGCATCTATTGATGCAAGTGTTCCGTCTTTCAATGTTCCGTACGCGGTTAAAGTTACAACTGAACCATCGTGTACCAACATTATTTCTGTAGAGTGGAAATTAGTCCCCTCTGCCATTGCAATGATGTATCTTGCTGCACGATAATCTGCTTTCGCAAATGTATCGAGAGAAAATTGTGACACGGATGTTTTAGTCTGCCTTCCGACCTTTTTACTCTTAGAGTTAATATGTTTGGAAGTTGTAATGACATCGTTCTCGATATCAAACTGTATTCCACGAATTAACTCTGCTATTTTAAAACTATTTGTCTTAGCCATTTGTTAATTCTCCTATGTTAATCTAATTTGAAAGGTAGTAAATGTTGTATTTGTATTCGCAGGGGTAACTAACAATCTCATGTTCCCACTGTTCACATCCGAATTGAATGTAAATAATGAGGAAGCAGAGAATGCATCACCATATTGAACGAAATACGCATTTGTACCGTTATTTATTAATAATACTTCAGCAGCGTGTGTTCCACTTGAATGGGTTGCCATTACGACATATTTAATCGCTTTATTTGCGACTCCATTCGAAGATAACACTTGGTCTGCAGTTGTCGCTGTCAATGCAGAGGTAGTATAATTACCTTGCACTAAGTTTGACACTGAAGTTTGCGCTACAACCTGTAAGACATCTCCATCTACGGCATTCGCCTGTAATGTAACTACGGTAGAAGAAGTAGTAACATAATCGTCACCACTTACTAATTTAACACCGTTTAGATAAACACCTTCTAAACCAACTGTGTAACTTAAAGTTGCACTGTTGTCATCCGATCCTGAGAATACAGTTTGAGTTGAACTCGTAACTGTATAGATGAATGTTGATAATGAGCTTGACGCTGCATCTGCCCATCCAACTGTTCCCGAACCGTTTGTAGAAAGTAATTGTCCATTTGTTCCATCACTTGTAGGAAGAGATACCGCTCCATTGATAGTTAGTGAAGATGGATTTGACCCCACCTCAACTATGGCAGCTGAACCGTCATTTTTCTCGGTGTAAAATCTACCTGAGTAGGTATTTACTGCCAATTCACCTAGTGATAAATCACCTGTGAGTGGCACTGCATTTTGAGTGCTAGACCTTTTGAATTGAATAACTGTTGCCATGTTATGCCCCTATAATTAGAACGTACCGCCGTCTATTGCTGTTAATGAGACCGCACCTGATGCTACTGTAAAGTTAGCAGCTGCAAATGAAGCTATTCCTTTTACTGTAGCAGTTGAGTCTTTAATTGACACTGCACCCGATGTAACATCGAATATTGCAGTTGCAAATGAAGCTATACCTTTGTTAGACACTGTTGCATCTTCTGCTGCGATAGTAATACTACCTGAAGCATTAGTTACATCAATACCTTCACCAGCTGTTACTGTCCCAGCTGCAAAGTCAGAACCAGTACCAATCATTAACTGGCCAGCTGTTGGAGCTGAACCGTCTAGAGAAGTAATTGAACCTGAAAGTGCTAAACCTGAAGCTTCTACTGCACCAAAGGTTGCAGCCATAGCTGTACCTGAGAATACTGAAGAGGAATCTGTTGCACTAGAAAGAGCTACGAACTTACCACTTGAGTCGTCCATACCGAAGAAACCAACTTTCGCAGTTCCATCGTTATATTCAAACTTAATACCACGGTCTAAGTTGTCATCTGAAGCATCTGAACCAATTTGAAAAACTGGGTCTGCAATAGAGACTGTAGTAGAGTTTACTGTAGTAGTAGTTCCGTTGACTGCTAAGTCACCTGTAACTGTCAAGTTACCTGAAGTTGTCAAAGTAGCTGTAGTAATATCGTCTGATATTAAGTTACCTGAAACTGTCAAGTTATTTGCAATTGTTACGTTTGAAGGAAGACCAACTGTTAGAGTTTGTCCTGACATTGCTGTATCAACTTCGTTTGCTGTACCAGCAATTGTAAGTGATTGTGCGTCAAAGTTAACTGTACCTGATCCACTGTCACCTGCTACTGTTAGATCATCATCAACATCAATTGCAGAAACATAATCGTATACTGCTTTAGTTGTTGGGAATGTAACATCAGATGTTGAGTTGCCTGCAACTGTTTCAGTTGCATTAACTACCGCTGCACCGTCTACGGAAGCAAATACTACCGCGTTGGATGCTAAGGCAGCTGCATCAACAGCGTCTGCTGCAAAGTGAGCTGTGTCTATTGAACCATCAACATACTGATCTGAGTCAACTGAATTTGCACTCATGTGTGCAAGATCAATCGAACCATCTACATAATGTTCTGAGTTAATAGAATCGTCTGCAATATTAGTTCCGTCTGCTACGTCTGCGCCAAGAGTAAATACTCCAAGGTCGGACATAGTAACATCACCTGATACTGCTTTGTTTATCCACTTAGAAGTTGCAGTGTCATACACACTTAGGTCTGCATCTGCAAGGCCTGAATAAGTTGTGTCAGAAGCACCTGCGACTGTGGATGTTGTTGATATAAAGCTTAAGACTCCTGCACCACTAGTACCAAGTACTTGGTTTGCAGAACCATCAGCTGAGGGGAGTTCGAATGTTAAAGATGAACCTAGTGTATTGGGTGATTTCAATGCAACGAAATTAGTTCCGTTGTCTGAATCTTCCATAAACTTAACACTACCACCAGTAGTTGCACCATTACCGACTAATAAGTCAGCAGGAGTTGCACTTGAACCACCTAAGATATCAGTATAATACTTACCACCAATCGCATGGATTAGGGGTGTAGAGTTATCTGAATCTACGGATTCAATGTAAAGTTTTGCACTAGCACCTGAATTCGATCTATCTTGTACATATGCCAATTCACCTTCACTAAGATTAGTAGTAGAAGGAGCACTGGAACCTGTACTTCTTTTGATTTGAATTACTGTTGCCATTTTTATATTTCCTATAAAATTTGATTTATTTAATTATGACCTGTCACTGTCGAGGCCGTGATTGCATAATATATACTGTCCACTCACAATGTGGGTCGTTGTCTCACTGGTTGACAACCTTGATTTGATATAGTTATTTAGTAAACTAGAATGTTCCACCGTCAAGTGTGGTAGTTGTTACCCACTTATCTGTCGCTGCATCATATGAAAGAAGACCGTCATCGCTCTCCGTCACGTTTACATCTGCAAGTTCATTGATTGATCTTGCTGAAATATTTGTGTCACCACTTGTCCCAATAGCTACTTGTTTCGCACGAATTGCTCCGGCCCCAACAATGCTACCACCAATTGTGGCTACTCTACTTAATGTTCCTTTAATTGCCATATTGAATTACCTCGTTACGCCAGGCGTTACAATTACCTGACCTTCCACTACTCTTGTAGTTGTTCCACCACCACTCGTTACGTTTAAGTCATATACATAACGTCCTGCTTCAATAGCAGCTGTTTGTGTATCCGTTAGAGTTAAAGTTACCTGACCCGCAGCTGCATTAATTGAATTCGAAAAGGTCTTAGATATACTAGAAGAACTATAAGTTTTTCTTATTTGTGCCGCTGCAGTATAACCAGTGAGACTCAATACATTTCCGTCTGCATCAGATACATCTACAGTAATACTGAAGTCCGCACCTTGATCTATGAATATGTTTGCAATGATTGCCATAATACTATTTATACCACCTTAAGTTTGATACTGTGCCGAAGGAACAGATTGATGAACTTTTTCTAATGATCCACTAGAATTTGTAAATACTTCGTCTACTTTTTCTACACTTCCAGCCTTATTTACAAATACTCCCTTGACTTTTGCAAGTGGCCCGATTGTTCTTGTATTAGTGTATGTAACCTGATAAGCATAAGGTTGTTGAAAACTATACTGTGTTATGTAAGGCTGTTGGACGATAGTTGGTTGTTGTCCATTTGCAATATAAGGTTGTTGTCCACCGGCTATATACGGATAAGGTTGTTGTCCGTTTGCAATACTTGGAGTCTGTGTACTTGCAGTATTCTGTACATTGATATTAGTCTGACCATTCGCAATATATGGAGTCTGTGAATTTGCTTGATAAGCATAAGGGGACTGTGTATTAGCAATATAAGGATACGGTTGTTGTGCATTCGCGATATATGGAGTCTGTGAAGCTGCCTGATAAGCATAAGGTTGTTGTGAAGTCGATTGTCCATTTGCAATACTTGGAGTCTGTGCAGAGGCCTGATAAGGGTATGTAGTCTGTGCTTGTCTAGCATAGGTAAACGGTGTCTGAGTAATCGTTGGATGTTGATAGATACTCGGTGTTCTATGTTGATAGGTACTCGGATGCTGATAAGTAACCTGTGCAATCCTAGGATATGTGCCTGGCTGTCTATTAGAATAGGTAAATGGAGACTGTGCAGAGGCTATATATGGATAAGGTATTCGGCCAACAGCAATCGCTTGCACCACAGCTTGAGCTTGTCTCGCATAAGTAAATGGAGACTGTGCATTTGCAATAATGGGTTGTTGTGCGTTAGCAGTATACCCATATGGGGTTTGACCTATTGCTGGAATTGTATAAGGATATGGTTGTTGACCTGTAGGCATTATGCAATGTCCTCAATGTTTAAGTCTTTAACAACACTATCTACCATTACACCATTTGCATACCAGTTACCCTGTTTTGTTAGTAATGCATAGTTATCATGTGTGCCTGCATATGCAGTTATACTAGTAACTTCTTCTGTTGTTCCATCACCCTTCATCATAACATCACCAATTACAAGTTGATCTACCTCTAGTCCATAGTTTACCATTGTTAGTTCAGGATTAACCGATGCTCGTCTTCCACCACTCAAACCTGCTGACCCATCCATTTTATGTCTACGCATTCCGTCTGATAAGTATATTGGGTGATCTTCTGTTAGTAACAAGTCATTAACTTGGTACTCACAATCTCTTGGGATCAGAACCTTATGGACTATTGGAGTTAACATCTTACCACCACCTAAGAAGTCATATGCATAAACCATATCTCCAACCGATAGTGTACTAACATTAACTTCTCCATCTGCTGTCTCTACGGTCATATTTACATGGACACAACAGCCTGGACATTCTTCTTCCGTTAAGTTAACATCAATTAACATATCCAAGTTCAGTGTATGTGTTGTATCTCCTGACTTTTCAAAGATTAATGAAAATCTAGCACGACTTTCTCCTTCACCGGCACCAATACACACTTTATTCAAATTACACTCTCTCATGCTTGAGGTGACTGATGTAGCTGATGTTGTTATGGTGCCACTAAATGAAGTAGAGCCGTCCCCACCGTCATATGTAGAAAATCCACTCCAATAGGCAGTAGTTCGTCTAACCGTGTATCCTGAAGCGGCATCCCTAATTCTTCCTATTTCTGCGTAGCTACTAAAATAAGTGACACTTGTGTCAGTCCCAGTTCCATAAGTCCCAGTACTTCCTGAGTTCTCTTGGTTACCGTCACCTTGGAAATATAGTATAATATCATTTCCCACATATTTACAACCGAAATGACCACTATTATTTATTGCAAATGCACCTTCATCCTCTTCATAAGAATATCCACTAAAGTAAGTTTGTATTGTATCACTATAGATATAAGGTTGTTGACCTATCGCAGGTTGTTGAAAAGAATAAGTTGATTGAGCTTGTGTCACAGCATATGTGAATGGGTTCCTATGTTGATAGGTACTTGGTTGTCTTCCTTGAGCAATATAAGGATACGGTTGTTGTGCTGGCTGCTGAAAGTTATATGCCACTTGTCCAGTTGCATTATAGATACTTGGTGTTCTTCCTTGTGCAATATAAGGTGTCTGACTTACTGCCTGATAAGCATAAGGTTGTTGTGAAGTTGTCTGTGCATTCGCAATACTTGGAGCCTGTGCAGAAGCTGTATTCTGATTAGCAGTCGGCTGTTGTCCACTTGCTATATAAGGATAAGGTGTTTGACCTTGTCTAGCATATGTAGACGGTGTTCTATGTTGATAAGTAAATGGATGCTGATAAGTAACTTGTGCAATCCTAGGATATGTCGCAGGTTGTCTATTATCATAGGTAGATGGTAGTCTTCCTTGTCTAGCATAAGTAGCGGGTTGCCGTGCAATCCTAGGATATGTCGCAGGTTGTCTATTATCATAGGTAAACGGTTGTTGACCAATCGTTGGATGTTGATAGATACTCGGTGTTCTATGTTGATAGGTGAACGGAGTCTGACCAGTTGCGTTATAATTAGCTGGACTTCTTCTTTGATAGGTGAACGGAGTCTGAGTCGTTGCAATTGCTTGTGCAATAACACTTCCTATCGTAGGAGCTGTTCCTATCGCTGGTTGTCTCGCAGTATACTGTTGTTGAAAACTAGTACCTGTGTTTATAAAAATTTCGTCTGACATATCATAATCTTATATGACGAACCATAAGTGTCCAGTCGCAGTAGAACCAACTACTGTCGGAGCAACACTTACAGTTTCGTAATCTAGTGAGAGGGTAGCACGTCCATCAATAGGAGTATCAGCACCCCCATCAGGGTTATCAACATAGACCTTCTTTAGGCCGTCTTGTAAAACAAGTATGTCATTGACTCGGTCATCTGTAAAGTATTTATTGTTTGTTCCTTCAGTATATGAATCGGTAGTTGAACCTAGTGTTGTAGGTTCCCATTCCCCTGCCCCACCATCCCAAACTAGGGCCTGCCCTGTAGAAGCACCTGTTGAACTAAAATTAGATAAATCTTCTACAGCGATGGCTATATTTGCTGAACCATTAAAACTGTTCCCTGCGATAGTTATAGCAGTTGCTAGGGTAGTAGCGGTGTCTGCATTGCCTGTTAAAGCACCTACAATGGAAGAACTAAATGTTTTTGCCCCACCGATAGTTTGAGTACCAGTAGTATAAACTCCATTAGTGACTGTTCCTGCGTTACCTGTTGCATCACCTGTTACGTTTCCTGTAAATCCTACAGAAGAATAGAGTCCTTTGTTTATAGATAATCTAACATTTCCATTATCCCAAGTAATTGTAGGTGCAGACGCATTTTCACCTAACTGGATTCCAGCAGAATCAGTCTGTGCTAAAGTACTAGAACCTTTCCCTAATACAATTAACTTATCGGTTATTTCTAAATTTGTAGTCGAAATTGCAGTTGTATCACCGTTTACAGTCAAGTCACCTGTAACTGTTAAATCGTTTCCTATAGTAACATCATCGGGTAGACTTACCGTTATAGCTGCTGTTTCTCCACCACTTCCCGATACTGTTATTTCGTTTGCTGTACCAACAACTGTTGCCGCATAAGCTCCAGTAGTTTGTGTACCTAGTGCAACAGCATTAGGTGCTATCTGATCTGAATCAACAGCATCATCAGTAATGTTTAGGGTTATTCCTGCGGTTTCTGTACCACTATTTGCAACAGTAATATGATCGTTACCTGCGTCAACAATAGTAGCTACATAGTTACCAGTAGTATCAGTTCCTAGTGCAACAGAGTCGGGTTGAATTGTCAACCCAATGGATACGTTACCTAAATTTACTATTTGTCCTGAACCAGCAACATCCCCTGTAAAGGTAAGTGTTGGGTCAGCAACATTAAAGTCTAGTGTGTTATCACTATCTTGGTAATCTACACTAATGCCTGCTTCACTATTAGAAGTGACCATGGCGCCAACGGTATCTGAAATGTACTCATTAAGAGGAATATTGTCAACCGTGTACGCATCTGCTTCCATCGTTCCATCAACATCTGCATTACCTGAGATGTCTAAACTACCTGCGGTTAATACACCACCAGTTAAGTTTGCACCACTTTTGTCTATAAATTTAAATGCAGTGAATGTAGAGTCTGCTGTTCCTGTAATATCGTCAACACCAGTTATATCACCACCTGTCGCAGTCATTATACCGTCTGTAAATGACCCTGCAGTTAAAGCACCTGAGAATGTACCCGATACTCCACTTGTTATGTTACCACTATTGACAGAAAGTGTGTTGTCTGTTATAGTAGGTGCAGCTAAAGTTTTACCTGCCGCAAGTGTTAAGTTTTCTTCACCGTATGTTGCACCAGCTAATTGAATAGTATATCCACTTTCAAGCGAAAGTGTTTGGTACGGAGAACCATCTCCATTTAGAATAACACCATTAGTGTTAACATTATAAATTGTTTCTGCTGCGGTTTCTGTGAACTGGCCAGGCCTTGCATCTCCACCCTCTGCACCCAAGTATGAACCTGTGAAAGAGTATATGACAATCTTATCATTTACAGACGCACCTGATGTCAATGCTAGGGAAAGATAGTTTCCTTTAGAATCAAGACTTGTGATAGTATAGTCCGTATCCTCAAGTATCAAGTCTGCATTTTTGTATACCTGAATCTTGTTCTTTCTCATCAATAGAGAATTAGCAAACTCATCGTTACCAGTAAATGTTGTTTGACCAGCTGAAGCAGTATAGATAAACTCTTGGAAGAAGAATGATTTATCTTCTAAACTATTAAGTGCATCTACAACTGTTGTGGAATTAGTAGTTCTAAGGCCCGACTTGTCACCCACATCTATTGCGAGCTCGTTGTGCTTCAATCTGAAGTCTTCTATCGTGCTGAATTGGTCTACTGTCTTAGCCATGTATTTTCTCTATTAATGTGTGAAGTAAAGCTTTGATCTCTGTTACGTCATCTTTTAATGTATTTATCTCTTTAACTTGGTTCTTAAATATTTCCTTTCGCCTCTTCTGTAGACGATATGCCGCCACATCATTATTAACTATTGCTGTTGAACCACCATCTCTTAAAAGGTTGGAGTGTCCCTCTACTTTAATATAGTCACTCATCTTATGCTAGTGCTAAACATCTTAATGCAGATACTTGTGGAACGATTGAAGTACTTGTTCCTTGTCCTACAATTTTGATTGAAAATGCACTAAACTCAGGAAGATCATTAACAGAGAATTCGTACTCTTTATAATTTCTTGCATCTGCTTCTGTTGTTGTATCAGGAGCTCCTGTGGTATTAAAGTATGTCCATGGAAGCTCGTCAAATGGTGTTGCATTATCGTTTTCTAGAACCTTGTATAACACTTTAAGATCAGTTGTCGGTGGTCTAAAGAAATCTGCTGTTACTCTAATTGCTGCAGCTGGAGTTTTTAGATTTACCTTTCTTGTTATGTAAGTCATCACATTACTGTCACCATCGGGAGCTGTTGATGGAATATAAGTTGTACCAGTTGGAACATCCCCAACAACATCGATATTATTAATTCTGTTTGCAACACCAAGACAACCAATTGTAGCAATATCAATAACTGGTGATATACGTTTGTTGTTGGATTGCAGTTGTAGTGTTGCAGTGAATGATTTAGTTCCTGCCATTTCGTTGGTTTCATTTTCTTGTGATGCAACGATACAAGGAGTACCCATCCATGCATTATCATTTAAGGTAATGTAGGTGTTTGTTGCTCTCTTAGTGTAAACTGTTCCACTTATGATACCTTCAGGTGAATTCATTGCTGTTGTGTTTACATGTGCAGCGATCTTAGTTCCCTGTAGTGCTAAACTAGGTATCAGTGTATGTAATGTATCAAAGTAGTAATCCCTTGTACAAGTTACTCCTGACGCTGCCACCTGTACTACACCATTTGCTTTTAGTGGTTCAGTACGGAGACCGCCACCAACTGTAGAGTCATCTGCATCATAACCTGAAACAAAGTCGTATGCAGAAAGATCAGGTGTGACGCAGAAAGAGTCAATTCCAATATTGGAAATTGCTCCAAAGCTTGCGTTAATCGCACCAATCGGTATTCCACCTAAAGTGTCACCAATAGTATCAATTGCAATTGTTCCGTCTGCAGTTCCACCATCAAAGTTTGTAACTGTTAATGAATCGACCGCAGCGTACCCTGTACCTGCTGTACTAACAAGGGTTGATGTCACTGTCCCACCCGCAACCACGATATCTACTTTACACCCTGTTCCTGTTCCACTAGTTGTGGTAGCTACATTGGTATAAGTTCCGTTTGAGGGTGTTGACGATACACTTCCTATAGCACCGATAGTTAATACTGCACCTGTTTTATCTCCAACTACATTTGCAATAGTAGTGTTACCTGAAGTGTGGTACATACCATGAGTGTAACTGTAAACTTTCACATAGTTCGCACCACTGAATGTTTGTATTGGATTACTCTGCAATACTTGTGTAGGGATTGCCGCGTTATCAAATTTGAGTGTTGCCGTCTTAGTTGTATCAAATTCTGCTACCTTTAATGCAAACTTCAAGTCATCTGTTTGTTCTGCAGTCCATGTAGAGTTATTCTGAGACATAAACAATGAACCAGCATATGGTTGTTCTGAAATTGTTTGTCCAGTTGCAAGGTCTTTCTCTCCCATTCTTGAGATAAAGGCATTGTACTCATTTGAGTTTGAAGAAACTACAAAACAATATTCCACTTCGTGGTCTAAAAAGACTGGTGAGTCGAATGTAAATACAGTAGCACTTGAACCATCTGCTGAAATGTTGACATCCGCAGGAAGTTTAGTGACCTCTGAAAATGGCATCACTATGTTCGCAGGATAACCATTATTCATTGTTCTGATTTCTACAGATACAGGCATACTTGTATCTTTAGTTTCAAAGTATACTTCAACTGATGTTGCAAACATCCCACCGACTGAATCAACCATAAATGATTGTGCAAGAGGGTCTCTCCAACCTCTGATTTCTCTCTCAAAGCGGATAGGGAGCCACATATCTTGCTCAGGTATGGGTATCACTGGAGACACCACTGGTGGATCAGGTGGTGTCAGAATTACTGGATCAGCAGGGTCAGTGATAACTACTGGTGGTGTTTGGTCAACTGGAATTGGATCAATCCACTCAGGTGCTGTCTCGTCAACTGGGTCGGTGTTCCAACTCTCACCTGTCGAGGTAATTTGTCTCTCACCCGAAAGACTTTCATAAACAACTCTACCATTTCTTGTAGATGTAATTTCAGTTTGAGAAGATTGTAGTAATCCCTGTGCTTGATATATTTCACCAGCGGCCGATGAGGGATTTGGTAAATTATAGAAACTTGAAGTTGCTCTTAACTCTCTCATTCCTGTTGGGAATCTTTGTGTAGATGTGTTGGGTAACTCGAAGTATCCTCTTAGTCTTCCATTGCCATCTGTTTTAAGACCTGAAGTAACTGTTGTACCACTATCTTGTGAATAATCTGTACTGTAAGGTCTTACATATTTGTTTACATCGATATTATCGAAATAGAAATAATGGTTTGAATTAGGTTTTAAGTTCTGTCCGTCAACTTCAATTGTTTTTGCACGAATGAAAGGTATAAGTGTTACACTTACCATTCTATCAGCTCTAGTTTCAACAAAGTCTTCTACGACACTTGTTGTAACACCTGTTCTTGTTTGTGTTTCAACGGTTTCGGTAACCTCTCTAGTTACTTCTTCCCCTGCAATCCATGTTCCCCCTTGTGCTGGGTCACCTGCCCATGAACCATTGGAAGTTGATTGTATCTCTTCGGATACAACTGTAGGTTCTCCGACCCATGTTGTTTGCCATTCGTTCCAAACAGTTCCTAATGAGTTCGCTACTGAAGATGTAATTGCATCAAAGTTTCCTTCTCTACTGATTCTAACATCAGGAAGGTGGAAAGTGTCTTTCCAAACATCAGAGCCCGGCGTTAACTTAAGTGTTCCCATGAATGAGAATACACTGTATGGGTTTACATTAATTGTACGAGATGCTTTATCAACAGCTGCATAGGTTTTTGTTGTGTATGGTAATGTTAGTAGATCACCAGTCTTTTTATAACTAGAAGAACTACCAGTGTTTAAAGATATGTCCCAAAATTGTGAATAAGATTGTGGTCTCATTGCACCTGCTTTTGTATCAATAGCACACTCATAATCAGGATGGTTTACATCTCCAACTCTGTGTCCCCTAAAGTTATCTACTAAGAAACCTGATTTGAATCTATCAAATCCGTCTCCGTCTAAAATTTGTTTTGATTGGGTATCTCTCTCTAATAAAGATAGAGATGTAATTCGTTCTAGGTTAGTAACACGATTATTAATCCTAGAGATATCTTTCATCGTAAATCTACGATGGTCTTGTGATCTAACTCTAATGTTCTTTAGATTTAACGTATAAGGTGGTATATAAACTTCAAACAACTCTATTGAATCGTCAACTGCTTTTGGTTTAGTTGGTGATAATGCGGGTGTTCCTTCTGATACTTGGAAGTTACCTGACTTATGTAAGAATATTTTATCGTATCGACCAACATAGAATGAAATGTCACCCACAAAACTTGAACCTGTTACTGGGGTGTCTATAGGATTAGCACCTGTAGATGATACACCAGTTCTTACTGATCTAAAATCTCTACCTGATGTGTATCCAAAGGGTGCAAAAACTGCTCCACTTGTACTATTACTCAGATCAATTGGTGAAGCAACAGTTTGTGAATTATTAGTTCCGAATGTTGATGTTCCTAAAATCTGTCCTACAACTGATCTAAAGTCGATACAATCTGAAAGTTCAAATGTTCCATCAGGTTCTAATCCACCCAAGTCAACTTTTGTTGGGGAATAGGTGGGTATATCTCTGTAAGGGATACCTGAATATGAATTTACATCAAAGAAGTCTCCACCACCTGATGGTGTGAAATAATCAAATACTACTGCAATTGCATTAGAGGGTGCTGGAGCTCCAGTTTTTAATTGAAGTTTTGCAAGATCATAGAAACCATCTCTCTGACCATTGTCAAAGAAGTATCTTGAAGTAATATTAGAACTACCTGCTGATACATTACTTAATTGTGCAACTGCAGTTGAAGTCTGTCCAACCACATTCTCAGTATTTACTAATGTTCCTGAGATGTAATAGAAGTATGTTGTACCACCTGTTGAGATGATTATTGCATGAGCACCTGAAGTTTGACCTATAACTTTCTCGTAGTTTTGAAAGGTTCCACTTGATACTGTAAATGTTGCAGAGGGTGGTAATGGTGTAGTTCCACCAGTTCCTTCATAAACTCCACGGATTTTGAATACATCTGCAACACCTAGTGTAATATCTTTATCACCAAAGGCCGTTCCATAGAACCCAACATAAGGAGAAGCAGCTGCTCTGTTTCCACTTACTTGTAATACTCTAGATTGTCTTAATGTTTTGTCTCTATTAACTGGGTCTGTAATAGTTAATGTATATGTAATCTTTAGTCTCGCACCGTTATCATCTGCATGAAATCCTGATATTGCGATCGTTTGCCCCGAACCTGAAGAGGTGATATCGTTTGAATCGGCATAGTCTTCTATGTTAAGTAAATCACCTTGTGCTTTAGCTGCACCACCACTTCCTTTTTCTACAACTGCAATACTGAAGTTATCGGTATTAATTGCACCAAAGGTTGCATTTGAACCAGTGTCTAATGATACTGCTTCCGATGCTACGGTAACAACTTTTTGTCTTCTTACTTGAACAGATTCACCAGTGTGTGTTGCAACCCAGTCTCTAGGCCATGATGCGATTGCAGCTGTTTGATCTTGGTTGTATAATTGCACTCTTCGTCTTACACAATTTGCATTTACCATCGATGTTCCACTAGCGATTACTGCATTTGTACCATCGGTAATCGATTGAACGATCCTCTCTACACCACCACCATCAAGAATGATATCACCAACTGTAAGTTGTGCAACAAATTTAGTTCCAAAACCTGTCATTGCAGTCCCAGCGATTGTGACTGTTCCAGTTAGTGTAGTGTTCTGATCTGCATAGATATCTGCAGTAAATATTTCTCTACCACTTTCCAAAGGAGTTTGTGTAATAGACCTTGATCTATCTGCGTTGTATGTTCTTACTGCAGTGACATCTACTATTACAGCTGCTGTTGAACCTACTGTTGATAGAGCATCGTCCACTGTAAATGTACCAACAACATCGTGAACCAATATAGATGCTTGTCCTGAAGCAACTGTATTTGCAACAATACCTGTTGCACCTGAACTAGAACCTACAACCTTATCTCCTGCTTGAAAAGAAGCTGCCGAGGTTGGCCCAGTAATTTTGGTAAACATTTTAATGTCGAACAGATATAGATTCCATATGGATATATCTGTGTAAACATTACTTGTATCTGTTCCACTGTATAAATCGATATTTCTAACTCTAGCAAAACCGATTTGATTTGCTGACCCAGTTGGCACAACACCAGCGGTTGATATGGCAGTATCCCATAATTCACACTCTTTAAATGGTGCCATTGCCTCACTACCACTTTCGTTTCCAAATTCAGGTAATGAGTGTGTATTTTTAACTCTAATACTGTTTCCTATACGAATAGGTGTATTTGCGTTATCTAATGAGGTAGTTGTTCTTGCTTTTTTAAGACCAATTGTTGATGTTGCAATCTTATTAATCTCGTACCCTTTAACATAGGCCTTGCCCGGCGACACTTGCATTACAACTTTTGCTTCATCACCACCATTTGCGGAAGTGTAGAATCCTCTATTAGTTGTATCGTCTAAGTGTTCTCTTAAACTAGATGTGTATTGGTTTAATACGAAGTCACCATTTGCATCGAATGTTCTTCGAGCCATTGTGTTTTCTATAGTTCCGTATATTGGACGGTTAATAGTAAGTTCAGTAAGACCTTTATTAACTCTTGCTAACTCAACAAAGTCGGTATCATCAGTGGTAGTAAGTGCATACTTACTTAATACTAATGAGAATTTTAAACGATCTGCTCCAGTCGAGTTTTCGTTTGAAGTACCTTGAGAGTTATCTAATAGTGAAGTGTCTCCTGTCGAACTAACAATTGATTCCGTGATAGTCAGACCAATTCTGTATGAAGGAGCTCCTGAATATTTTTCAAGAATAAGTTCTTGAGCAGGAACTTTAACAAAGAAACCTCTAACATATACAATACCTTTTGAAATGTTTGCTATCGAAGCAAGACCATTAGGGTTATCTGCATCAGTTTTAGTGTTAACTGTGTATTCATTTAAGTCTGAAGAAACAATGGTTGTTGATCCAGCTGCATTAAGTGTTACTTGTTGTAGTTCTTCGTTTGCAGCGAAGGTAAATGAGTTACCTGTATCTGTTCCCTGTCTTGCATATTTTACAAACAGGGTAAGTTTGTCATCAGTTGTTTCTGCTGAAGTAGATATGACTTTACCAACTACTCCTGTACTCTTACCAATATAATATTTTCCAACTGACGCAGTTCTGTAGTCTGCCGCATTTGCATCACCTGATGCATTAGGGTTAGCAGATTTTACTTTAACATAGTATAGTTCTAAATCTAATCCAGTCTGAGCTCCTTCAACGATAGAACCTTCTTTGAAGATATGGTTACCAAATCTTTCGACTTGGTTTTGTAGAATAGATTGTGATTGAGTTAATTCACGAGACTGCAACGCCCGTCCTGCACGAAACAATACCTTCTGAAAGTTTTTGTCTTCCGAAAAATCGTCATAATAGGGCGATACATTTAGATCAGTTTTTTCTGTCATATTCCTTAACTCTAGTTTTTAATTTATGTAAAAGGGGAAATTGAATTCCCGATATTACATTTCAATAATTAATTTAATATCTTCGATTTGGTCTGCCGCTCTTGTAACAGCACCACGATTCTCAATGTACATTACCTGACCTGAGTATCTCTGTACTTCAGGGAATGCACCGTTCACGGATGACACTGTTGCTTTCTGAGAAGAACCAACATAAACCGCAGCCGATGCTGCGAAGTTAGCAAAACCACCAGCACTATTTGCTATTGGGATATGTGAAACTACTGTTCCTGTTATTGAAATAACTCTTGATACTGCTACACCTGAACCATCTGCACTTGCATTTGCAATAATACTGTCTACTGCAATTCCTGTTACTGATGATAAGGTCATTTGACTATAAGCTGCCATTGAAGCTGCTGTTGCAACTGCAGTAGTGCCAACTGTGAATGGGTCTTGGATCAGTCCAATTCTACGGAAGTCATTATCAGTTGGGAAGTCACCTGAACCTTCAGCAAACTCTAATCTAGAGTTAACGATGATGTAGTTTCCACCTAATTCTGAAACCATATCAGCACCATGGCCGTATGATGGTGAAATAATACAATTGACTACTGCACCTGTTCCTGAACCGATTCCCGAAAGACCCGATGTGGTTGTTGCAATAAGAACTTGAGCTCGTTTGTACCCAGTGCCGGGATTTGTTACAGTAATATGTGTTACTGCACCACCAGCGATATGGACTGTACATACTCCATTTGAACCGTCTCCTACGATAGGAACTGATTCATATGAACCATCACCATTGGTGTAACCTGAACCACCAGCAGTAACTACTCCATGGTGAACTCCACCATCTACTGCTGCTACTTCGACATCATACTGAGATGAACCGTCATCTGTTCCAGCTGAACCGTAAGCACCTAGGTCTCCATTGATTTCTGTTTGAGCTCCCAATGTTTTAACTGGGATGAAATCGTTAGTTACGAATTTAATAGTATCTGAGGCAGTAACAGTATACATATATTTCCAAACGTAACCATAACGAGTTGCACCTGTATCTGAGGTTGATACTAATGTCGTTGCGGAAGTTCCTGTTGGTTTAACTGTTGAAGCAACATTAGCACCATTTGAATCTTTTCCAGTTCTGAGACATTTGTAAACATGATACTCGTCTGTCATAACATAGAACTTTGATGCAAACAAACTTGTTGCACCTGAAGGAGAAGTATTACTTGCTGAGTAATCGTGTGCGTACTCATCGTATGTAACTCCTGTAGTCCAGTCGTATCTTGTTAATCCATGAGACACATCAGCAGTTGCTACTTTCTTAAGTGCAATCATATCAGAAAACGCATCAACTTCCTCTGAAGTTCCGTTTACTGGTGTTGGGGGGGATGTATCTATAGGCCACGAATTTGATCGACCTATGAATATGTATGTTGAAGAAGCACTTTCTCCAAAGTCTTCTTTGAATTGTCTAGCGTTATGCACTCTAAACTTTTCTGTGATTATTGCTGCCATTTGTTTCTATCTCCTAGATATTTATAATACTATTTATGCAGTTGCAGACTTAATGTATGCACTGTATGTAATATTTGTTCGTTTTCTTTCTTGATTCTCATATTCGGGTATAAAGAAGTTGGGGTAATACGATGTTAAATCTTGAATCCTTAATCCCTCTGCCTTTGATAATTCACTCATTAAGAATGAACTACCTGCACTACTGTATCCCGATGCACCATTAGGTATACCGTCTTCTAATGCAATATCATCATTATCTGTTTCATCTTTTAGATAATATGAAATATCAAATATTCTTTGACCAGTAATGGTATTTAGACTCCTTAAAGTACTTCCTAATGGAACATACGAAGTAATTCCTATTTCGGACATGTCCTCTTGGATGAATGCTTGTCCTGATTCAGTTGCTATTCTGTCTCCGTCCTCAAAATATATTCCGCCAGACTCTAATTCTATTGATCTTTCTGATACAAAATGCTGTACTTCATTAAGTACCGTTGCATCTTCTGTGTTAATCAAATCTAAACCATCTTCTGTTACTATACGTTCTCCATAGTCTCCCTGAAAGTATACTTCTCCTGCTATTCTTTCATCAAACCTTAAATAGTTTGGAACGGATTCTTGTTCTATTAAACCACCATCCTCTAATATTAGACTTTCGTGGTTAGGATTATACAGTTGTATAATTTTTCCGTCTTGTGCTTTCCTGTATAACATTTCACTTCGACCATTCAACCATCCGTTATCATTCCAGTCTAATGAAAGAACTGTTGGAATACCGTCATGTGAATAAGTACCTGTTTGTACACTTGCTACATCAACAGACTTAATTCTGTGGACGTTCATGTGTCTACTTCTCATCATAGAGTCGTAGAATTCTGTTCCCTCTCCTGTCTGTACTCCCGCTACCATTGCGAATGCTGATAAAGCACCACCAGTTGTAGGGTCTGTGTTGTATGCTGGTTGTCCTGCTTCTTTTAGAACTGTGAATGGATCATTCATCTCATCCGAAAGGGTATAGAACATTATCTTTCTAGATGAATTTGAAAACGGTGTTGGTACAGCTAGTGTTGGGTCGCCATGAATGATGATAGTCGGCATAAATCTGAACTGTTCACTTACAACTGTGTTGATTGATTGTTTAAGTGCAACCTCACCAAAGAATACATGGCCAGCAGGGTGAAGTAAGTCTTTAACAATACCTCTCCACTTATTAATAGACTCTCCAACCTTAACTACATATGAATGTGATTGATAGAATTTACTGTCTTGAACTCTTGATGCCTCTGCATTAAGTGTTCCATAATCTCCAACCATCTGTTCTTCAATGATACCTTCCCCTGCAAATAAACCACGACCATCAAAGGTATTGGATTTAAGTGTTTGGAAGGAATCGGAAATGTTATAGGTAACTTTCTCGTTATCATAGAAGCCACCAGCATTAGTTGTGTAAGTTAGAATGTGTGTATCACTATTGTATGTGATAACTTCAGCAGTGGTTCCCGATAACGTACCAGTAAGAACTAAACCTTTTGTTAAGTTTGCACTAGGTGTCTTAATCAACATAGGGAAGTATGAAGTTCCTGACACGAGTCCGTCAGCATCAAACTTGTTACCTTGGTTTCTAATGTTTATTGATCCAACACCACCAATGGTATCTGAATAACAATAAAGTTTTGCACCTGTTCCACTGGATACAGTTGTTTGTACTATAGTATCAGTATTTTCAGAGCTTCCACCTGTTATTAATTCTGCAACTGCAAACACTCCTGTGTCTGTTGGGAGTCTTTTGATAAGAAGTCGTTTGTTTTCACTGTCTAATCTTACAATAGTTCCAGTTGCTTCTGAGGTTGTTCCTGTGACTACTTCACCTTTTTCAAACAATGATGGGTCTGCACAATAAATGTATCCGCCGGGATATATTTTAGGAATCTCTTTAAATTTTCCACCGTCCTTAATGAGGATACTTCTGATTCTTCCATCATCAGCAACTCTAGTTGCACCATTCATATAACCGTCATAGTCGATGGAACTTCCATCTTCGTATACAACTCTGTTATACTCAGTATAAAGTTCTACTAATTGACCTGCTGAACACGCACTTCCAAACACTACCCTGTCATTTTTCCAAGTGTAATCTACGGTTGGAGTTTTAAGAATACCATCAAGATATACATCGAGTGCATTATCATTGAAGATGATAAAGTGTCCATTGTTATCTTTAACACCAGCTCCACCTATTTGGGTTTGGTTTGTAATTGTGGTGATCTCGTAGTGTCCAAATGTTGAACCACCTTCTAATAGAATCTCATCTCCAGTAGAACCAATGACTGCTTCTGCATTGCCACCTTCTCCACCTTCAAATACAACCATGTCACCTGCTTCATAATTTATACCTGCGGTTTCAATCAAGATTTCTGAAATTTGACCTTCAATTAATCCATTAATTACTGCAAGACATTCTGTAGTATCTGTATCAGATTTACCACCAACAATGTTTATCTTGTCGTTCATGGTGTACAGTGAACCAAAAGGATATGTTTTAGTTTCTAGTAATGCACCACCACCATGAGTAGCTTCTGTATTTAATTGACTTCCGTCATAAGTTCCACTATAGACTGCAGCTAGACCTGATTCTAAAAGTATGTCACCACTATCTTCATGATCGAAGTAAGTCGATGAACCTGTTGTAACATCTGAAATAATACCATTGATTTTTCCAGTAAGTGTCGTTACACCATCGCGATCTAAAATTGTTACTGCTTGATCCTTAGTAAAGGTTCCTATATGGTTGTTCATTATTTCAAATGCATACAGTCCAGCATCAGCATCATCAATCCATACATTCTCAATGACAGCTTGTGCAATAATGGCAGTCCCATCGTATGCAGTAATTCTATCGTTTGCTTCAGGAATTCCTGAATCCATTGTTACTCTTAGTCTTCTTTGCTGTGTATATCCCGACTCACTTAAATGGATTGTCTCATTGATTGGATATCTTATTGTTGCGTCTTGAGCATACAAAATTCTCATTAAGAATTCTATTGACTCGGCTGTACCTTTCTTTTTATAAAGGTCTTTGATATTTTTGATTGTTAATCGTTTGTTCTTTAGAGATGCCAAATCTAATGATGGCATGAAGTCCTTTTGGAAATACTCTAAGAAGTCTTCTGTCGTGTTATCGATATCAGAATAATCTAATAGTCGATTGTTGGCAAGGATGTTATTCTCTTTAAATGTACTAACTATACCTGTTTGTTGAGACACCCTTCCTGTAACAGTTTCATTTGATGCAAAACCATTACCTGAAATTGATTTGAGGTAAAGTGTATTACCGTTGATTACCTCGATTTTTGCAACGGACTTACTTGTCTTTCCGACAATGTATTCACCAAGCTTGAAAGGGTCTGCATCCTGAATAGGATTTAGTGCATTTCTTTCTTGACGAATTTTTGATGAATCTTCATCAGGTGAGGGGTGACTGGTGGCCTTCTCTAGGAGTAGACTACCAGTACCGTCCTCGGATAAGAAACCATCTATATCACTTTGAGATTTAAGTACTAATACTTCTGCCTCAAGGTATTCAAAGTATGCTTTTAGAAAGGCCTCAAACGCAGGAGATTCTTCTCTTAAATACTCAGGGAGTAAAGAGGGAAGTCTGTGTGAGAGTCTTTCCTTGACATATTTTTCATGTGACATAGATTATACTCGTATTAAGTAATGGCTGCTCTTGATGAAGTGATTCCTGAGTCTGCAATTACAAACCAGTTTGAACCATTCCAAATTAATACTGCTGATTCACCTAAAGTTGAAAGAACGATTTGGTTTGTACCAGTTCCGCTCGAACCCCAAGAGGTTACAGTAATATTTGCGACATAAGAAGAGGCAGGTTCATGAGAAGCATAAATTACTTTCAATTGTCCTGTATCTGTTCCATTGTCTAATGTAAATGCTACGTTTCCTGACGCACCTGACAAATTAATCGCGGTTGCGAATGATGAGGCAAGGTTTGATGCAGTTGCAGTCAAAGTTGTAATATCATCTACTGCTAAGTGAGTAGGGATATTTTCAAACATTTGACCAATAGTCATTTTCTTGTTGACGGGCGTTCCGCCGGGATTATCTACGATATGTAGTAAATCATCAGCACCGATATCTGAATCAGAAACCTGTGTTAATGCACTTATTTTTTTATCTGCCATTGTTGTTTTCTCCTATAAAAACCAAGTTAATGGGATGCTACTGTGAGCATGGAACCTACCATCTCACACCACTTTATACATAATTAATATGTTGAGTTCGATGTAGAATTAAACCCTACACCAGCACTCGATTCACCACTTGCGATGGTGTCTATCTCACCTGCTACCTTTATATCAGCAGACGAGATATCAACTAAGATTCCTCGCGTTGCAACAACATCACTGCTGAGAGGTATCATTGTGAAGTCAATTGTTGCATCTGCATTTACTGTTGAAGTAAAACTGATGCTTTCAATCGAAATTTTTCCTGTAGTGTAATCAACTGTTCCAGCTGTCTTATCTACATATATTCTTGTTGCACCTGAGAGGTAATACCTTCTCAAATTTCCATTACCATCGTCATCGAAGTAATGGATATTGGTTGCATCACCAAGTGCATAAAATCCTGTTGTGGTTGTTATACCACCACTAGTTGCATTGTACCCTGAGTTAGGATTGTATAATCCATTTCCAAAGAGTATAGTGTAACTTAAGAGTTGTCCTGTCTTCGCAGGTAAACTCTTTTTCAATCTAATGTTAGTAGTGTTACTCATGATTGCTCCATGAGCCTCATCAATGTCTTTAACTAAATTTGAGTGTCTAAAGATTGAATCAAAGTTTGTTAACTTAAGGTTATCATAATTATTGATAGTTGTTGTTACCAATGATTCTAATTCACCTTTTGATAAAGTTGTTCCTCTTTCGTTGTATTTAAAAGTTGAGGATATAAGAACTTTAATTATCTCTGCATCAATTATCTCAGGCCTTACTGTTAACATGTTCAAACTTTTTAACTTAGAGGTAATGTTTTTCTTCTCTGTGTCTGAAAGATAATCTGAGTTTAGAGGTTTGATTGCAAGAAACACTTTTCCGTATTGTGGTGGGTCATTATCTTCTCCACCCCATACTGCAACTGCATCTGCATTCGGGTAATACTCACTGACCTTTGCTTTGTAGTCATTCAGTGTTACCAGTCTGTTCTGAGATGTATAGAACTTTGTTGCTTTAAATTTGATTGATTCAATGGACTCTTTCTCTATACCACCTTCTGCAGCTTGTTTTATAGTCACTGTTGAATCTGTATAACCATTAACAGCTGTTATCTGTGTAAAAGTTTTTGTTCCATTACAATGGGTATCATCTACAATAACATAAGTGGCTTCGATAATGTCACCATCTACTAGAGATGCACCTAGTGTACCATCTCCAAAATAAATTTCAACAAACCCATCTTCATTCTCTTGTGCGTAATAAACCTTTGAAGTGGTTTTAATCATTGACACATCAGTAGATAGTGTATAAGTTGTTGAAACCCCACCTGAGTTTACGGCTATCTCTAATCTTGATCTGTCAACCCTTTCGTTGGATAATACAAATTTTGGATTACCAACTTGGTTGTCAAAAACAAATGTATCCGAAGCATATGTTCCTTGTACTAATGGAACACTTGTTAGATTATATGTCCCACCATTTTGTATTGGTTTTACTGTATTGGGAACAACAAAGAAATATTGGTTCCCATCATATATTGTTCTAAATTGACTTCCTCTTAGAAGAGACATTTCACTAACTGTCGGGTAAGTTCCATCTGCATTCCTAACATTCTTTATGGCTATATCTACAATTGCAGTTGCACTTGTTTCAGACGCAGGGATAAATCCCAAGTCCTTTGCACGAGAAACTACATTCTTTCTGATCTGAGCAGAATCCAAGAACAATTCACTTCCTGCGATATTAGTATTGACTGCACTAATGTGTGATGCATATGCAAGTAGGTCAACCAATACTGACATGGTTGAACCTTCAAAATCGTAATCCTTTAACTGGGTTTGTCCTTGTAGAAACCCTTTTAAATTAGTTGCTATATCATCAAAATCTAAATCGGTTACGTTTATTTGTGAACTTTTAATTGCCATGTTATCTTGCCCTTGTTACTGTGAGGTCTAACGCTTGGTTGCGTGCTATATTTATAATCGAATACTGTATGTTTAAATTAACTTCATTACTATCTTGAGTTAAGATACTCACCACTACATCCTTAACTCTAGGTTCAAATGCTTCCAACATATCTTTAAGTCTTCTCTGTACCTTCTTTAACTGTCTGCTCGTATTCAACTCAAATAGAAGGTCTCTGATAGAACCACCAAAGCCTGGCTTAAATGGTCGTTCATAATGATTGGTTAATATGATATTTCTAACTGATCTCTTAACTGCCTCGGCATCGGTTCGTACCACTACATCTCCAGTCTGAGGGTGCGCACGAAAAAGTAAATCTAAATCCCTGTATGTGCCTTTAGAGGTAGCTACGGTTTTTGCTTCGTTGGTTATATCTATTGCCATATATCTATTTATACCATGAGTGAGGGGTTAGTTAACTCTATATCTTAATTAATGAAACATCTTTTGTAATTCCAGCATCATATTCCAACTGAGTCAATGGTGCAGTATCAAACGTCACTGTGTTTCCTGAAACTGACATTCCACTTCCTGCTTCAACTTCCACTCCATCAACAAATGCATGAATTGTTCCACTTCCAGTTGTGACTGAGAATTCTGTTTTATCTATATCATCTTCTACCTTCACTTTAGTAAATGCAACTCCATCGTCACTACCATAGTCTTTTTGTGGGTGAGGTTTATGAACAGTTTCTTTTGTGACCACACTTATAACACCTGCTATCGCTGGTAACTGTAAATTAATTCCCATGGGCATACCGATTAATTTTAAGAAGTCACATAAGGTGATCGTTAAGAAATCAAAAATTGCACCCAATCCTATTGCTGAGAAAAACTTCTTAACTAGCGTTACCCATTCAAACAGTATCTTCTTATGGAAATTTATTTTAAATTCTTCCAGTGCGAATAACATTTCAGAAATTTCTTCTTCAATTGATTCAGTAGTTGATTTTATTGAAGCACCTAAAATTTTTCCTATACTAAAACCAAAGATTTGAAGGTCTAGTATAGTATCTTTAATCAGTTTTACAAATGCATCTTTAGCTGAAAGTATCTCTTCCTGTTTCTTTTTGTATTCTTTTTCTAGTGTATCTAACTCTGTTGATAATCTTATATGGTCTTCCATACTAATGTCGGGGTCTGCTAATTGTTCTTTAACCTTTGCAATCTTACCTTCTATTTTTTGTAGGTCTGTCTGTAAACTTTCTTTCAACTTTTTCCATGCATCTTTCATGGCTTTGATTGCACTTGTTATAAATGCCTTTACATCAAAATTGATAATGTCTATTAATATTTGGATGGGTAATTCGGGTAAACCTAACAAGTTCCAAATCGTCTCAAAGAGACTTAGTAACTTTTGGATTGCTTTAAGATACCAATTCTGCAACCACTCTTTAATTTCCTTTTTAATCCATTTCCAAATTATCTTTGCTTTTGCTTTGTTGTCTACTACTCCGAATTCACCATCAAATTGTCTAAACTCTTCAGGAACAAGTTGCCAAAACTTATCAATAAACCCATCTTTTAAATCGTAGATTATATCAATCGCCCCAAGAATTGTTTTCTTTTCTTCCTCTAGTGCAAACAATTCTTCCGATTTCTTTATATGGTCTTCCATACTAATGTCGGGGTCTGCTAACTCTTCCACCAGTTTTGTTATTTTATCATTAATCTTTTGAAGTTCTTTAAACTTCTCTACTATTTGTAAATCAAAATTGATACCCGAAATTTGGTCTTGCAATTCTTTTTGATAAGAAGGACTGCTGACTAGTTTTAACACATCAATCTGAATACCCAAAACATTAATTGCAAAACTAATAGGAACTAACTTAGACAATAATTCAGCAATTTTTACTGGTATATAAAGATGGAACTCTTGAAGTAATTGTTCAAAGGCATCTCTTGCCTCTTTTTGCCAGTCACGATTTAAACCTTCTTTATCCCAATATGGGGATAAGATGTCACTTAGTACATCAACAAATTCTTCAACAGTTTCTACAACGTCATCAATCTCTTTCTGTATCACACCCTCGATTTGAGTCTTGATGTAATTTTCTTTCTCTGCAATCTGTTTGTTTATCGCAGCTCTAGCTTCTTCTGTATCTGCATCCTCTAAAGACTTATATAAAGCTGCAATTTCCTTTTCCTTCTCAGCCTTCATCTCTTGGACTTTTCCAACCATCTTGCCAGGCAACGCAGCTATTTCATTAAATGCGTTTACAATTTCTTCTTTTGTTGGTAGGTCAAATATGTCCCCTTCAGGACATGGGAACGAATCTGATATGGTTTCTTCTAAAGGTTTAACTTCACTTGTCTCAGTCATAATTAAGAGTTCGGTCTAAATTTAGGTGCTTTTACTATTACACCTTTGCCAGATTTTAAGGTTATATTTCCACCAGCTTCAATGTCGAGTTTACCCACAATATCAATCTTAGCATCACTAAAAGATTTAAGTTCAAGTCCACCGATGACCTCAACCTTCGCATCACCTAGAACTTTAATGTTAACCTTTCCACCAATGAGTACTTCTTCGTTCCTACAAATAATAGTATAGTTATCATTTACAACTCTAGTCACCATAGAGCCATCAGGATGAATCTCCTGAAAAGTTCCTGACCTATGTTCTATTGCAAGTCGTTCAGCACCTAGTGTATCATCCATCTCTATAACATGACCTGACTCTGACTGTATAACTTTGTTGTATGGGTAGACTGGTTTAGCAGGAGATTTTATTTCCTTTTTACTAGGAAGAAGGTCTTTAGGTATATCTCTTCCTGCATGAAGACCTGTTTCATCCGTAGTATCAGCGAGTGCAGATAAATCTGACTTATCCGTGTATAGAGGATAGTAGGGTAACTGTTTTTCGGTAAGTGTAGGTTCTTCAATTGAAGACCCCTTCCCTATGTAACTAATACCTCTAGATTCATAAATTTTAGGTGCTTCTTTCAGTGAAGAAGTTAGACCATGTCCCCTTTGTGGAAAATGATCGGGGTTCGGGCCATCGGGGGTGTCATTGTAATCTGCTACTGTAAGTTGTCTAGGATCATTAAATCCTCGATCTACTTGACGAGTCAACATTTCATCCGTTGCAGTCTCCCTATAACCAGCTTGAGGTATTCCTGCAGCTGAACCCATAATAACTGGTTGTTGACATAGATCACCATCTCTGAAAAATAACAACACCGTAGACCCTTCCACAAGTCCGTGTTGTGTTCCAAATCCTGACAACCCTGCAGAGGTAGTAGGAAGAATCACTTGGGCCCATGGAAGGTCGGGTGTTGCAATTTCATCTTTCTTATCAGTATGAATACCATGCACACGAACACGAACCCTACCTATCTTAAGTGGGTCTTGTCTATCTTCAACTATTCCGTAATATGTTTTCATGTTATACTTCTTCCCCACGACTTGCATCAGCTAGTGGAGTTGCCTTTGATATATCTTTCGCATAACTTTCTTTAACACACTCCAAATCTAAAGTACCCGATCTTTGAATTGGGTTTGCATTAACACATAAATTAATAATTAGATATCTATGGTCATTAATTTTATCCTTCGGGGAACTAGAGTCATCATATAGTTCAGGTTCAGGTATATTTAAATCTATGACAGTGCCTACTGATAAATCTGTTCTTAATGGTATGGTTACTGTAATTCTATGTTGTTGAAATATTTCAAGTAATGCTCGTCTCTCTAGAAGTCCATTGGTCTTAAAGGTAGTTCCACTAAAAGGTGAATTGGTTGAGATGTCTTTACTATCATCAAAATCGTGGTTAGTAGTGTAATCATAAACAACTACAGCTGTGTTTGATTTGTTTGGGGGAAGATCAACACCTATTTCATTAACTGTAGGACTCACATTTTTATCTTGCATATTGTTAGTAGATAACATTCTTTCTTGGTTATTCTGCAACATCTTACTTGTTCTTGTCATAGGATATCCTGAGACATGCAATTTACTTCGTGCAAAGGTTTCTTCCATATCGTAGTTGATATCTTCTTCGAGTTTTCTAATTGGATCGTACACCTTTGCACTTGAAGCATATGCACCACCCATTGTTCCCTTAAGTGAATCAAACATTTGAGGGCGAGTAATTCCTTGAATCTGAGAGTTTAATCCGCCAGGTGCATTGATATGAATATTTTCTGTACTTTCTGATGACAATGGTAAGTATGAAAAAGATATTGGGAACTCTTCCCCAAACATCGTGTCAACTGATCTAAATCTAAATCCACCATTTAGTGTTTGGTAGAAAAACATCCCATTCCTGTATGATGCTGTTGGCCCGATGTTTGCATTCATACAGACATAATCAATAAACTTAGAGATGTTCCAGTTAGGTACAATAAACTGTTGGTTAGGTGGAACACTAGCTTCCCAATTATCAATCTCTTCTTTTTTAACATGACAATGATTTAACATCACTTCACCTAACATATCACTGTAAGAACCTGTGAGGACTTTACTAAGTCGTGTTCGTCTTGCAGAAAACAAGGAAGGATCACAAATTTTGAGTTGGTATGTTTGTACTGCATCTTTAATTCGTTCTACAGATGTAGCCTTGAAGATTCTAAATGTCTTATTAATGGAGTCCTTATTAATAGCAAACTCATTAGCTCCGTCATCTCCAGCACCTTCTTTTTGACGAATTGATATACGGATGAATTCCTGACCAGTAAACCTAAAGTTCTTTAATAGGTTCAAACCGTCAATTATCGAAACATCTCCTGTAACAAACTTTTTATGAATACTTTCATACAGACGAAAGTTTGCAACACTTCCACTAATGTCTAAGGTATCACCCTCTTGATTGACTATGTGGATTGCTTCAGTTTGAAATTCACCTGCTTTATAATTACTCATTTGCCATCAGTCGTTCAAATTCTGCTACAACAGTTTTGATTTTATTGGGTCTAATAATTTTAATATTCCTTTTCCTTTCATTGTCTTCTGACTCTTCGATGAAGTTAGATACTGCAGTCCACCCAGTACCACCGTTATTCCTTCGGTTACCGTCTGCATCTTTATAATGATGAGCTGAGTCTCTATGTTCAGTAACAGATTGTATTACAAATGATTTACCACTTCTACTACCTGTAACCGTCTCTCCAGCTGCAAAGGTATCTGCACCTTCTATACTGATTCTACTATATGTTGGTTCTACTTGTGTTACACTTCCAGTATTTCCTAGGTTAGATGTACATTCCTCACCAATTAAAAACTTACTTGAGGACGAAACTATATCAGTGGTGTTTAAGGCAGTTAGACTTTGGCCAGGAAATTTTGCAGTTATATATGTTTGAAAGGTTTGAAAATCCATATGCCAATCATAATAGTTTGTAAACTCATTGACTAGAAAAATAGTCCAATGTAAATCACCATTACCATAAAGTTTAGCTGCAACTACATCGGGTCGTTCTCCATCTAATATTTCATATTTTTCATAATCAATTAGACTATCTTGCGCAGACTTTTCAACCTGTACTTTACGGAAGAAATCCTTAATAGTAACAATCTTACCAGTGTTAAGAGTGTACTGTAATTGTGGGAAGTTTTTAAATAATTCGTTTGCCATGGTTATCCACCTGTTCCTGTTTGCGTGGGGGGTTTTATACCGGCCGACCTTGTAATATCCGTTTCTGTCTGAGTTTCGTTGATTAGACTAGTTCTGTCCGAACCGATATTTTTGTTCCCTAATGGAGAAATCTGTTGATATGATTCTTGAGAAAGAACTTTAATTTCTGAGAAACTTAATTTCATTGATGTAGATACTGGTTGACCATTTGCAAATGTGGAAACTTTATTACCATTAAAATGGTCAACTGAACATCCAGTACAAACCATAGGTAAGAACCCATCTATTTTTCCTGCTAACTCTCCTTCAAATTCTACATCAAATATGTTAGGGTAGTTATAGTAGTTTTCAATCTCACCATCAGTTGTAGCACCAAAAGTATCAGGTAACATTGCAGTTCTAAATGTCCATATAATTTTATTGACCATAATTGCTTCCATTTCGTTCTTTGGCCAGAACTCATAATCAAAATCAAAACTTCTAAAATCGACTCCATCTAACATTTGTTCTTTCATAGGGTTGACTGCTCTACCAGCTCTGATATTACTCACATTATCTGTTAGGGCATTACCCATGGTAACCAGCTGATCTTCCACCACCCCCAGCACAACATCCTTTCCTTTATCAAACTTCTGTCCTATAGTAGTGGCTGACTGCATTCCATCAATGGCACGCATTATATTTTTGCCCCTTTTACTAACACCCTGTGACTGGAATGATACTGTTGAATCACTGGTAATTCCATCGGGAACATATAACATAATCTCAGTAGATGAGTCAGCTAAAAGATTATTTACACCAACTCTTTTTTTTCTAGGTCTAGTAGTAAAAACAATATAGTTAGGTAATAAATCATTAACTGGATATATCAACTCTTCTTGCACTGATTTAGGACTGGCTTTTGCTAAGTCCCTTCTTTTGTTTGCAGAATCCATGGATGCCGCCAAGGAAGCTCTACGATCTTTTAGAATCTGTTGTGCATATTCTGCTTGTTCTCCAAGTTTGTCAACTTGACTTGTGTAGTTGAGACTTTCAAGTTTAGCACCGATGCCTTTCAACGAATTGATTGCAGACTTTGCCTTGTTGATCTTACCTAGAATTTTACTGATTGTTCCCATGGATTATAAATACCTGAAAGAAGTTATTAGAGTTTTTATTATTTATGTCTTATAAAGGTAGGTTTACACCAAAGAATTATAAAAAATACAAAGGAGACCCCACAAAGGTCTTCTATCGATCTCTGTGGGAGAGAAGATTCATGTTATATTGTGATAAGAACCCCAGTATTGTTGAATGGAACAGTGAAGAAGTCGTAATACCGTACATATCTCCCATAGATAACCGAACACATCGTTACTTTCCTGACTTCTATATCAAGAAAGTAGACACTATGGGTAAATCAGTCCATGAAATCATTGAAGTAAAACCTAAAAGACAATGTAAACCCCCCAAAACACCCCAAAGAAAAACCAAGAGATACCTAAATGAGGTAGCAACTTATGCTGTTAACCAAGCAAAGTTCAAGGCTGCAGAAGAATATTGTAAAAATCGTAAATTTGTTTTCAGGATATTGACGGAAGATCACCTCACCTGAGTATAAATAGTAGTATGGCAGATTTATTCGAAAACCTAACAAAACTAAAACCCGCTGAAATCAGGGTGCATTCTCAAGAATCTTTAGAATGGTTTAGAACACAAATTAGAAATATCTATAAACCCATGATAAGGGATAGCCTATATCAAGAGGGTACTAAGACCTCTCAACTCATAGAAGGTAACATGTACATGATGTTCTATGATGCAAAAACAAAAAAGAAATTACCATACTGGGATAGATTTCCACTAGTAATTCCATTTGACATTAGTCCTATAGATAGTTTCTATGGGTTGAACTTACACTACATTGCTCCAAGACATAGAACTTTGTTGTTAGAAGAATTATATAAGATAAAGAATAAGGATGAGGGTGTGTTTGCAGAATATCATTACATACAGAAGGTAAGTAGATTAAGTTTTGCAAAACCCTGTATTAAGAAATATCTCTACAGTCATATCATAAGAAAACCAATGAAAATATCTTTAGATTATTGGGATGTAGCTGCAATGTTACCAACCTCAAATTTTAAAGGAACTAATGCAAACACGGTGTATGCCGAATCTAGGAAACAATTTTAATGTCAATTTTTACAAGAAAAGGCACCAGTATAGACGAACTAAAATATAATTTTGATTCGGGTGCAAGGCCGAACCGTTTCGATGCAAACTTCTTTCTACCAAACAGTTTTTCCAATGATGTGTTGACCGAATCAAAATTAATGGGTGTAAGATTAGAATCATGTCAATTGCCAGGCAGAGAACTTGAAGTTAAATCATTTTCTGAGTATGGTCAAGTAAGACAAATGCCAACTGGTACAATAGATGGTTCAGGTGGTTCAATGGATTTTACCTTTATATGTGACCAACACTTTGCAGATAGATTAATCATTGAAGCATGGCAACAAATAGTATTCAGTTCTGCACCATCCACTATGAAAAAAGATGTAGAGGGAAATGTTATAGGTACTACAAATGATGAAACTGGTAGTGTACTTAATCCAAGTATGTCATGGTACGATGATTACATTGGCAAAGTTGAGATCATTCAACATAGACTGGATGGGAAGAAGGCCTTAAAGGTTAATCTATATGAAGCATACCCTATTAAGTTTGAACCTCAAGAGTTGAATCGGGGAACTAGTGACGAAATAATGAAATTTACATGTACGATTGCGTTTAGGAATTGGGAGTCAGAATATGTGGCTGCACCTGAACGGTCTGCACTAAATAAAGGACGAGTAATATTAGATTCACTATTAGAGGGTGGAAAAATATTAGACCGATTTGGTAAAGGTGGAAAATTTAACAAGACTTTATCAAATCTAGATACGAGAACCACACAGATTAATAATTTATTCGGTGGTGGTGGTTAATTACAATATGGAGTAAATTATGGGATTACCAATCCAAAAGGCACCTAAGTTTAAGTGTCAATTAAGCGGGGGAAGGGAAGTTGAGTTTCGACCTTTTCTAGTGAAAGAACAAAAGTACTTGCTACTTGCAAAAGAAAGTCAAGACAACATGGAAACTCTTGGTGCAGTTAAAAGTTTAGTTACAGCTGTTACAGATGGAAAGGTTGATTCGGATAAACTACCTATCTTTGACTTGGAATATTTGTTTTTACAAATTAGAGCAAAGTCGATAGGAGAAACAACTAAGGTAGCATTGTACTGTAATAAAACAGGATGTGTAGGTTCAGGAGAAGTTGAAGTTGATTTATCAGAAGTTAAAGTTAAATTCTCTGACCAAGTTGTTGACCCAACAATTGCACTATCCGATACACTAGGTGTCACTCTTCGTTATCCATCAACCAAACAATTAGCAATGGTTGACTCGAAAGAGACAAGTGATAGAATTGTTGAGTTGTTAAAATACGGAATTGAAAGTATATATGATGAAGAAACTGTATATACAGCTGATGAAATTCAGGATGCAGAACTTGTTGAATTCATTGAGAGTTTAACAATAGATCAGATGGAGAAGTTGAATGACTTCTTCGAACAAATTCCTACCATTGAAGAGGTGGTGGAATTTGACTGTAATGTTTGTGGTACTAAAAATACCTCAACACTTAGAGGTCTATCAGATTTTTTTTAATATCTCTTTCTCATGAAAGTTTAGTAAACTATTATAAAACTAACTTTCAATTGATGCAACATCATAAGTACAGTTTAACAGAACTAGAAAGTATGATACCATGGGAAAGAGAGATATACATTTCTCTGTTGCTGAATTGGCTAGAGGAAGAAAAGGATAGACAAACACAAGCTCGTAACCAGTAGGTACGATCAAATGATAGTAATGGATTAATTATGTGTCGGTGAAGTGATTTTTTAATTTTTAATATAGAGGAATAAAAATGAGCGACGATGACGATAAGAAATCGGGTGGCAATGAAGTTGAAATAGATTTAGATAAGTACATGGCACTTATCGAAAAACTCGATGACCAAGAAGATCGAATCAAGGAGATGAAGGAAGATGCTGTTAAAGCACGAAATCAACTTGAACCACCTAAGAGAACATTTGGAATGTTGTTCTTAGATGATAACGATGTTAATGAAAAAGCAATCATAGGATTCACTTCATTTGCATTGATGGTCGTGTTTGGAATAACAGATTTAGTTACAGCATTAGCATTTGATATGGACTTGAAAGTATCTGAAACTATCTACACATCATTTGTTGTAGTTACACTAGGTGCATTCGGTATATCAGAAGCTGGAAAAGCATTCGGAAAATAAAGAGAAAAATAAATGGCCAAGGACTCAGTAGCAGATCAAAATAAAGAGATATTAAAGAACACTAAGGAATTAACCAAGGTTAGTGCCAAGCTTCCTTCTGCATTTAAAGGTGTTATTAATAACTTAAAAGATATCAATGTTGATGTGGCTAAAGCTGCAGCTGACATCGCTAACAACTCTTCTGATACATTCGCGTCTGCACTAGCTGCTCGTAAATCTCTAAAAGTTCAAGAGAAATTTAAAAACGACTCTGAGTTCATAAAAGTTAATCAAGCTGTTAAGGACTCCCTCAAAATACGAGAGACCTTGGAACAAGAAAGAACAGACAGACTTGAAACTGCACTTAAATCGACTAATAAACTTGGTGAGCTCGATAAAAAAATTGCTGATAAAATTGAAGTGAGTGCGAAGCTTCAGGGGGCAGCTCTTAATAATCAGATGAAATCTATTGAAGAGTTACAAGATAAAAGAAAAAAAACAGAAGAACAAATTCTATCTAGTGTAGATAAAAGAATTGAGATTGAAGAAAAGGAATCAGAAAAATATCAGTTAGCTGCCAAAGAAATAAACGATGAGAAACTCAAACAGATGGAAGAGGCCAACAACAGTGATGGGTTTGATAAATTCACTGCTGGTATAAAAACCATGACTGGTGGTCTCGTTGATATCGCTGCGCCCCTAGATGCAATTACAAAACAATGGTCAGCAGCTAAGGATGTGGTTGGTTTTCTTGCTACCCCAATTAAAAAGTTGGGTGGTTTCATGAATAAAAGTTTAGAAATGGATGAGGAACGATTGGAAGGTCAGCAGGATGGCATAGATCAACAAGAGGATAATACTGGAACACTAGAGAAGATATCGAAAAGACTTGGCTTCTTATTGTTGGGTATCACTACTTCATTGCTCTTGATATCTGCTGGTATTTTATTACCCATTATAGCAATTGGGGCCGCAATTGGTCTGATTTTGGCTGCGTTTGAGGCAGGCGCATTTACTGGTGCAGCTACCGCAGTAAAGAAGGCTATTGAGGGTGCTGGTAAAGTTATTCAGTCAGGCGCTGACATGGTTGCTAAAGGTTGGAAAGGGTTACAAAATAGATTTTCTAAACTCTTCCCACCAAAACCGAAGATGGACAAAGTGCCTAAAGGTGTCAAATTAAAAGCAGATGGCACACCCGACAAACGATTTAAAGGACAAGGACAAGGTTTAAAAGCCGGTGATGATGTTGTTAAAGAAGTTGCTAAATCAGGTGGAATGTGGAGTGGTCTTAAAAAAGGTTTAGGTGCTATAGTTAAAAAGTTACCGATCATCGGTGCAGTTGTAGAAGGTGCCGTTGACGTAGATGAACAAATGTCTAAGTTTGAAGCACTTAAGAAACAAAGAGAAGCAGGAACACTCAAAATTAAAGGTGCCGATGGTGAGATGAGAGACATGTCTGATGATGAATTTGAAAAACTCGAAACTGCTCATGAAGCTAATTTAGTGGGTTCAACTGGTAAAGCTACTGGTGCGTTCGCAGGGGCCCTCGCAGGTGGAGCCGCTGGTGCTAAAGCTGGTGCATTTATTGGTTCTTTCTTCGGGCCCGGCATAGGAACTGCAATAGGTGGTTTCCTTGGTGGAGTTGGTGGTGCAATTGTAGGTGGTCTTCTAGGTGGTAAAGCAGGTGATGACATGGCTACTGACTTAGGGGAAGCCGTTGTAGGGGGTGAGAACTCTCAAGCAGTTATTGACCAAGCGCTAATGGACAATTCCATTGAAGTTGAAACTAACTTAAGCAAAGGTTGGAAAGCAGTGAAAGAAACTGTTAGTGGTGGAGATGATTTAGCAAACGCTACCGAAGATGCAAGAGAAAGAAAAGAATTGAATATGAACAACATTAATACCTCATCAATTGCTGATAATTCTTCAATTGTGACTGGGGGTCAAACAGTTATTGGCCACCAAGTTACCACTGACCAAGACCATACATTGCAATACGCAAATTAAGTTAGCTAAAGTCAGGCCCTTTAAGGATATCTGCTTTAGTTACCTTTCGGTTATACTTAGTTTTATCAGGATGGGTTGAAGGTTTATGAAATTTATCCATATTCTTTTTAACTGGATTTGTCTTTCCATAGATTAACTCCCAATTATCACCGTAGGAATTACCTGATTCGGGTCTTCTCTTAGACCCCTTGCCATTGATGGGATTCATGATCTATCACCAAGGATGTCGAGAACGACCACTCTCTTTAGATTTCTTAATTGCTTCAAGTTTCTTACGTCTCTTTTGTTGCTGAAGTTTCTTATGTTTAACCTGATTAGGTTTCTCGTAATATTCCCTGTCACGGACTTCTTGAATAATCCCTGCATTGTCACATGCCTTTTTAAAACGCCGTAATAATCCATCAAACGATTCTGACTGTCTCGTCTTAGGATTGTATTTCGGTGTTACTTGTGGCATTTAAAGTCCTATTCTATCTATATTAAAAAAGTGTGTAGTCGCCCCACGCCTTACAGCATACCCGCTCCACACCGATTGACCCGCTTTAATGCTGTCAACCTTACCCTTACTGAGTACCCCCTTAATCCACGGTCTCAGTGAATGCATAGACTTATCACAAATATTCATAATTAAAACCTATGCACCCCAATCGAAGTTAGTCTTGAGCTAACTTCTTAAAGTAATCCATTGCATCTACTTCATCGGAACTAGTTCCAGCCGAAGGGGATACACTTTCAATTACTGGTTCAACTGCTACTGTCTCAGTATTCACATTAGCCCACGGAACTTCGTCCATGTCTTCTGCAACTGATTCAGCAGTAGATGTTGACCCAACAGTTCCAAGTACTCGTTGAAGCTTCTCTTTGAGTTCTTCATAAGACTTGAATTCACTTGGGGCAATTACACCTGACAATGAATGCACTTGACTAAACACTGAGTTTAGTTTTGCCTCATCATCAAACAAAGGTGCTGTTGCATCAAACTCAGATTTGTCGTAGTTCCAATAACCATCAACTTTTCTAATTTTGATTTTGAAGTTTGCACCTTCATCTCTTAAGTCAAAAGGATTGATTGCTTTCTCATCTTCAAATGCTGGTGAGATTGCTTCTTTTAACTGTTCGAAGATTTTCTTTCCGAACCTATACATGAACACTTTACCTTCGTTATCAGGATTCTTAGGATCAGAAACAACATAGACATTAGAAACATAATGCAGTCTGCGTTTTTGTTTCCTTGCAATCTCTTTGTTTGCTTCAATTCCAGTGTTCCATAACGAAGTGTTATATTCACTTACAGGGTCTTTTTTATTAAGAGTCGTTAAAGACTTCTCAATATACCATCCACCTGGCCCTTGAAAGCCATGATCGAAATAAGATACCCAAGGCATCTCTTCTCCATCGGGGGTTGGTAAAAAACGAACTACTGCATATCCATTACCAGTTTTATCCAGTTCAGGTTTCCACACTCTTTCGTCATTAAAGGATTTTTGTTTTCCACCATCAGATGGGGAAGCAGTTTCCATTGCTGCTCTTAGTTTATCTAAACTACTTGACATTGTATTCTCCTATTGTATTACAATTTTATTAACAATTTTATCATATTAAAGATTTCAAGCCTTGACCTAAAATCCATTCTTCACTTATTTCATAATAAGATAGTTCATTATACTTGATTTCGTCCTCTTTGTCTAGAGGGTTTTGCCAGTATATTGAACCTTTTCCATAGTACCATTCTAGTAGTGCTATGAACTGAGACCTCTGTACACTAAGTACAGAATCCTCTGTTGTGTATTTAGTCGGATAGTTAATACTACCTTCATAAATATTTGCTGGTTCACCTAAGTGTTCCAAACCATCAAACCCGATTAGGTTGATTCTTTCATATCCCTGTAACATTGCAAATCCTAATGCAGACATTCCAGTCAATAAATTTCTTAACATTGTATCGTTATATGTAACAATGAGATGGGGATTTACAAGACCCAAAAAATCTGTTTCGGTTGCATTTCCCTGAATAATAAAATGAGTATCATCATCTTTGACACTAACATTGACACTATGTGTATATTCAAAGCCGGGCTTCATCAACTCCATCATCATAATATCCAATGGTTCTATATCTGCGAATGCAACTAGGTTACCTCTATAGTAACCCGACTCGACTATCTCTTTCTGCATTGGCATGTCAACTGCAAACACTATATCACAATCTTTAGTGTCACGGAAGATTGCATTACACCCCCACACTTCATGGGTTATATTACTAAGATCACAACCCAATCGACTTGGGCCGTTTCCTACAATTGTTACTTCGTACATAATTCTATAAGTTTAGTCTTGTATTTGGATTGGTCATATGTAAGGAATGACTTGTACTTGTTTATCTTTATTCGTAAATCAGGATACACTATCTGTTCAGATATAAGTGTGTCCCAATCTTTAGTGAAACCTATTATCTCATCCATGATACAAATAGTTTCTAGACTTATCTGTTTACTCATGTATGCTTTGAGTAGACGAGGATGTTGACCATTGACAACCTTAAGTTGTGTCTCAATTTTAAACTTCCCCAACAGATCGGACACTTCGGTTTCAAACATGTAACCAAGTTTCTGATTACGGTTCTTCCATTCCTTGTACCGTTTGTCACATTCTTTATCCAACAAGTCACCTGCCCAATAATCTTTAAAGGATAGGTTTGCTATATAAAAATCTTGTAGGTCTTGTTTATAAGTTTTGAACAACTTACCGAAATGGTATTTGTCCTTTCTTTTTAAAAATGAGTTGATGTCTGATTTAACCTTTCCGTTATACTTAACGAAATCGTAACTCTCAGAATGGAAGTGCAATTTTATACCAAGGTATAATGTGTATGCATCGTAACCATCACGACTCGTCATCTACTTCGCTAACACCAATCCACTTGTTGCAGTTAAGTGGGCCTCTGCTACTTTCTCATTTGTAGGAACTACAAATACTACTTGTTGGAATACTGCTGATGTAGGATTTTCCATTCCTGTTGCAGCTAGTCCTTTTGCAAATCCCATACTACCATCAGTTGGATTTGATAAAATCATTTTAGGGTCTTTCAACTCTACTGTTGCGTCTTCAAGTGAGACTAGTTTTCCAACGTACTCTCCACTAATTGTAACCACTGTTACGATATCACCTTTTTTCATTATTAACTCCTATTCGAAAAAACCAACTATACTACCACGACCTGACTTACCACGATTAACCATATTGAGACCTTGTGCTTCTGCTTCAAGTTTCTCCTTCAGGGGTTGTGATATAAATCTCTTTGCAGATTCAGGTTCCATATTATTCTTATCACACACTGTAATGATTGCGTCCATTACGTCTGTGTTTGATCTGAGAAGAATCTGTTCGACCTGCTCTGTGAATTCTTTTTTACTTATCATCTTTATACTCCATATAAAATTCTATATCTGTTTCTCAACTCAGTGAGTTTGTCCACATACTCTCTTGGGTCGGCTGTAAACACCTGACACCCACCACCATCGACTCCAACGATAGCTATAATTTCTGCTACCTCTTCACCTGTAAGTTCTTCTACCATAATTGCATATGCAGTCATCTGATGAAACCACGGTTCTGCCATGTACTCTTCCTTGTACTTGGATGAGGTTTTAAAATCTATTACACATAACTGGTTATCAAAGATACCAACACAATCTACTTGTCCTGCCATCTGTAAATAATTAGAGTGTAATGGTGCTTCCAATGCAATTGGAATAATCTCATCCAACATAGGTTGGACAGCTTCGAACATAGATGATTCCATAATGTTATCAAATGTAACATCTTCTTCTGCACGAAGATACTGTTCAAACAACGAGTGCATTCTTGTCCCTCGTTTTGTAGCTGCATTTGAGATACGGTTGGCTTCTTCTTCACCGACTCGTTCTCTCCACAACTTGATATGATCTCCTGAAAGTAATCCAGTGACAGTTGTGACACTTGGATATTTCTGACCTTCAGGTGTAAGATAAAATCTCTTACCGTTCTCTGATATTCGATTCATTGGTAGTGATTCTAAATCACCTAATGCTATTAAATTTTCCATAGTTATATTTTACTACTTTTTACCCTGTATGTCCATATGTTTTTCGACAATACCTCGTGTCTTTATGGACTTGGCTGTTTGTTTGTTTACTTGTTTATCTAAATTTGAGCCGGGATATGCTTCACCAACTTTTGATAGAACTGCTTTAAACCCATCATCTACCTTTACACGATCACCATGACCACCTACAATATTAGGTGCTTTAAAATGTCGTTGTGCAATATTGGGGTTGTCTTTCAGGTATTCATCTTTTCCTGAAAAGGATAAGAGAAGTTCAAAACATTCATTAGTCTCTAGATTCTCAAATTCATAAATTGGCATGGGTTGTTTCCTTTTGTTACATCAAGTATAACATACTTAGAAGCTATCGTCAACTACCTTTTCGGAAGTATCGTAATTAAATCCTCTTTGTAGTTCATAATGGCCTGGCCCACTACCGATATAATCAAATCCTTGCCTCACTACATGTGGTGCAACATAATTAAGATACTTATCTACCCAACAGTTATTCTGTTCACAATAATACTCAATCTCTTCATAGGTTCCATGTGCATACTGTTTGAAGTTACCTTCGGCATCTAATATCAGTGCAAATTCTTGTTTGTCTATGCCACCCCTTGGTGGTTTAAGTGAGTCTAATAAATCTAATTGTTTCATTTGTAAAATATGTGGTTGTTAATAATTACGGTTTCATTTAAAGAGGATGCCCAGTAAGGATAGATGTAATCTGCGTGATAGTAAAGGCCACCTTCTGTGATGTCACCCCATTCACCAGCTAGAACCCTTCGTGCAATTCCCATGGATTCAATCCAAGTAACTGAGTCAACTGGTTCATCTGACTTGCCGTCACAATACCAACTAAACTGACACCTTCCACGTTGTGGAACTACGTTACCTTTCCAGTTAACCCTAGTGTAGGATTGATACACTACATCACATATTGTATCAGGAAACTGAAAGTCATTCATCCTGTTTTGCACTACCTGTGCAACTGCGATCTTCCCTGCAAGAGGTTGATTACCACTTTCAAAATAGATGTTTTGTGCAAGACAAAATGCATCACCGTTTTCATCAGATGCTTGAGCATTCCCTGTGAAAAATCCAAAACCAAAACCCAGTATAAAAAGACTTAGGTATTTGTACTTCTGCATGTTGTTAAAGCAATACATATTAATACCCACTCGTTGTATGTGCATATTCATCAGGACAATTAAAGTGTCCACATAGACAATTACTATTAGGAACGTCTGAAACTTCAGGTGCCATGTCTTGTGCATTGGCTGTTCCATAAAGCAATCGGTTAATTGCATCATCAACCTGCTGTTTTTTAAATGCTTCTACTTTTTTATCATCGGTTGACATCGTCTTCTCCATATTCATCAATGTAATCTTGTTCTGCGTGTTGAGCTGCGAACTGATATTCCTGTTCTTCTTTCTCAACTATTTCTCGTGTTAACTCTGATATCTCTTTGAGTAAAATTTCAACTTCAGATTCAGATTGGTGACCAACAACATCTTGTGTTATAGGTGTGTGATATGTGATATCATCCCCATCTAGTACTGCAAGTTCCCATAAGTTTTTATCTGAATTCTGAATGTAAGGGCCCCCATAAGAACCATTATGACACACTACACTTGCACCGTATCCATTTGAGAAGTGGTAGGTTTTCTGTACCCCACCTAAGACAAAAACTTTGCTACTTGGTATATGACTCATAACTCTATCCTCTAACTATTCCAGTTGTATTTAACAATGCTTCTTCTCGTATTCGTAATCTGAGATGTCACACTCGATTTCATCTTTTGCATTATCGATCTCTCTTTTCTTATCGTCAAAGGGTTCGACTAAATCGTAAATTGCAGACTCAAGTGCATTGACCTTTTTTCTGACTTCGTCAATCTTGTACTCAAGTTCTGATTCGTCAATACCACCCTCTTCTGCGAGAGTCATAATCGAAAGATAGATATCACTAGGAACATCATTGTATTTGATTTCCTTAGTCTTATCGTTCACTTGTGATATCAATAACTCCAAGTCCCAAGACTTGTCTTCTAATTTATTTATTTCTTTATTTGCATTTTCTATATTCATATTGCTCTCACTGTTTGCTCTAAATCTGACCACTCTTTCGGAGTTGCTCCTGTTTGAATAAACTCTCGTTCATCTTGAGTCAACTCTGAGAACAAGTCTTGAATAAAGGGTCTTGTTTGTCTCTGAGATTCGTCAAAGAAGATATCGATCTTCTCTTGTGTTGTGTTTAATTCCATTGAACTAGTGTTACCTGTTAACATGGATTGTCTTTGTAATGTTATCATAATTTGTTTATCTCTTTATTTCTCTACTCTACTAGTATACCAAAAAGTGACACCCATTGTCAAGTTTATATTAGGTAACTAGGGCCGTGTTGGTTACCTTGATGAACAGGATATCCTGCGGTGGTTAAAAGGTTTCCTCTTGCCATATTCAGTGCTGGAGTGTTCCAACCTGCTGACATTAACACATCACCTTCTTTGAAAGTAATTTCTTTGTTGACAATACCATTCACTCTTTCCATTTTCCTGACTTTAGTGAATTCATTGATGTTGATAAAACCCCAAACAGAAGTCTGATTTCCATAAGAGATGACCTTGATGTATTTTTTACCGACTGTATAGCCGTAGTAGTTATTCGCAGTATGTTTATACGCGGCATGTATCTGTGCTGTTAGTCCATCACATAATAGTTGGACTTTTTCTAATAGGTTCTGTTCTGAGTTGACTTCTTCAACTAGTTCTGATAATTTCATATTTGTTTCCTCTTGATTTTTCATTATATACATAGTATAACAAAAAAGTGAGGGCATTGTCAAGTGTTTAGAGGTAAATAACTACATAAATTATGACTAAAGCTAACCCTAATAAGAGTAGTGGTCTATGGTCTTCAGGTTCCATTTAAGTCTTTCTCCACAAATTTTTTAACTTTCTCTAGAGAATACCAAAGACTACTGTACATTACAGTTCGTCCATCCTTGTATTCCACGATATATCGCTTGTAACCATAGGGCCGTTCTGAGAATATTCTTGCATCTCCATAGTTTTCTAATATCAGCCTCATTTATCCTTTCTCTTAATATCTAAATATTGTAACACTGCTGATGCTTCGATCTTAGTTAACTGTGACATTGATTTGAAGTTGCTCCAAACCATACCGAATGTAGTCATTCGATTTCCTGCTGTGACGGCTGCATTCCATAGTTTATATGACTCATCGTCATTACCATTGAATAGTGTTCCATCTTCTGCTTTTGCTATTAGTTCCTGACCTAACTTTACGACTTGCATGACCTTTGGGTCTTCTGCGTAATATTCTCCTGCTTTATTCATATTTTTTCCTTATTGTATTGTTTCATAGTAGATACCATTATACGAAAAAAAAGGGGTCATTGTAAACCCCTTTTTAAACTTTATTTTGAATTAAACAACCATTGATGGTAGGTTCAATGCTTCATCAAGACTCACACTTGTAATCGTACCATTAACATCCACTCTTTGAAGAAGTTCTGCTGACTCTGATGAGTGTTGTGACCAGTAACCTAAGATTACTACATTGTCTATGTATGCTTGTTTGATTCCCACTTTTTTAAATCCAGCTATTGCACTTGCAGCTGACGAGATTATTTTTAGAGAATGTGCGGCATCACGTCTGCTCTGATTTAACTTATCTACTGATATACTAAAATCGGAAGTGTTTACTTTCATAATGACATATAGTTTATTAAAAGTCCCAGCTAATTTAACGATGTTGTCATATAGATACCTATCAATCATACCCTTTTCTACAGTTATGATATCGTCTCTCTTGTCTGTACCTAGAGCAGTTGCTTGTTTTAAAGTCTCTCCATCAGATGTCATGGTTTTAAACATTCCTCGAATCTGACTTCCTTCACTCAATTTTATTTGTACATTTTTTAGAACTGTTTTTAGTGAAGTTGAGGTAATAGGTTCTTTGTATGATTTAATGAAATCAAAACATTTGTTTTTATCAAATGTATTTTTCTTTGGATTGAACATATCAATTAATTGAGTATCCCTACAAACCATCTCATAGACCAATGCAGTCACTTCTTTAGTTTTCATTGAAGTTTGATGTGGATGGTTGTTACTGTTAGACGAAATCATCTTATAGATTGCAAAATCTTCTGTGTTTGTTAAATCCAATTCTATAACATCAGTGATATCATACTTCCATCCAAGTTTTCCTTTGGCTGCAAATCTATTGTCACCAATTGCTAACACATCTTTTGAGGATGTTGGATTAGTTACCACCATAGGACATGGTGAACTATATAAAAATGTACCACCTTCTCCGAGAACCTCTTGCAATATTTTTACATCTTGGTTACCTGAAGAATAACCTTTGGTTTGTAAATCCTTCTCGGCTGCTGCAGAGATCATTTTCATTAAATTAAACTTTCTTGCACGAAGTTTACTTAAGATATCATAATCTTTATTAACTTGTCCTGTTTTTATTGCACCAGCTAGTACCTTAAGAAGGAACTCTTTGGTCTTATAAATTGGATAGCCACTCTCCGCGAGACTCATTGTTAAGTCTAGTTGATAGTGTGGGTTGTTATTGAATGTCGGTTGTTGAAACGGTACGACTGTTTTAAAAGCGTTGATTGTTGCTCTCATGGGTTTTTCCTCTTTTTAAATACTCGGAACATTGACAATTAAGTCGTTCTTTGTATCGACTCACCATGGTATCTTTCGAAATAGGTTTGTCTGCTTTGAAGCTAAAGGAGCTAATCCCCTTTAATCATCATATGTATTTAGTATAACATAAACCCAACTCTCTGTCTAGAGGGTTTTTTGAATTTCGTCTAATTCTTTTAATTTCTTGTTTATGATCTCTACTCGATTGGGCCAATAGATATAGTCCTTGTCTGAATCCTTTGCAAGATTCTCAAGTAGGGGTCTTACGAAATCATCGAGTTTGTTGATTACTTCCGTTGCAGTAGTAGTCTTCTCGATAATCTTAGAATCAATGGACGCAAGTTCATCTGCATCCATAGCGGTAAAACCAAAGTCGTTATATTCTGTAGTCATAATATTATTTAGTATATCTCTCTAGTTCTCTAAGTGTTTCTTTATCACGTTGAATGGTCATGTAGTTTGCCCTATTCTGAAGGGTGATCTCAGGTATGTCTACATGTTTAGATGTAGTGAGGTGACTGTATATCCAACTTGCAACCTCATTGTGTGAGATACTAGGAAGGTCAGTGTGATTTAAGAGTCCTAGGTTCATCGTAGTGATACGACATCTCTTGTCTGAGTTGTACACTAGGTTGTTATTTAAATGCAGTAGAGCGGCTTTCTGAGCCGCATAGAGGTATCCCTTAGATATGTTAGGCTGACTTGCACGAGATGAGATGTTGATTATTGTTTTAGTCTCATCTTCTTTGTATGCTTCGTAGGCCAACATTAGTAGATTGCATTGCTGAAAGTCTAAATGAGCACAATTAATAAATGCATCATACTCGTTCCACTCAGGTGGAGTCCACATTAATAAATCTTCG